TTCTCCTTGGCTCGCTTGTCCTTCTGCAATTGCGCGTTGCTCTTGGCCATGGCCTACCTCTTCAATTCCGCTGGCCGGCAAGTCCAGCCAGGTCTGTCGTCTGCGTTGTTGGGGTCTGGAACGTCTCACGCAGCGACCTTCACCTGATGCCAGGCGCCGGCGGCGTAGAACAGCTTCGCGGCTTGGGCTTCGTCCATCGAAACCTCGTCCGGAATGGCGATCCAGCCTGATGCCACCAGATGAGTCGGGTTCGCGCTGTTGCGCAGCTCCAGGTAGTAATGCTCGATGGCATCGGTCAGGCGCTCTACCTTGTAGATTCCCTCGGGCGAGATCTCGACCGACTTGATGTACTCGGCGCCGCGCTCGTCGCGACACATGGCGCCGATATAGATCGTCCAGCGGTATGAGAAGTCGAAGATCGCGTTGGCGACCGCCAGACTGCGGATCTGCCGGCAGCTCCTCCAGTTCGCCATGATCTGGCTGCCGCTGGGGTCGATGTTCACCACCGCGACGTGGTTGGTGCGCAGCAGCGCCCGGCAACTGCGTTCGGCCCGGGCGAAGCCGTTGTTGGGTTTGCGTTTCGATTTCATATCGCGTCCGCCATTTTGCGCGGAGCCTTGCGGTCGGCGGCTGATAACGGCTTTGGGCGCCGCTTGAGTACCGTTTCAGGGTCTACCCAATCGCGCCGCTCAGGCTTCGGCTTCATTCGAGCTGGCGGCAGCTCCTTAAAGCTGCTGCCGGGCCGACTCCAAAAGTCAGCTGTCGCCGCCGCGATCCGGTCAGACTCACCTTGTTTCGTTCGAACTGAGTTGAGATTCAGGCTGATCATGCTCAAGCTCCTAATCTATGGGCTTGTGCCCGTGCTTTGTCCGCGACCTCATCAACCATGCGATTCAGCTCCAGGTTGAATTGGACGAGCTCTCTGTGCAGGTTGGCGATGTAGTCTTCGTCGCGGTAAATCGTTTCGATATAGAGCTGACACTCCTCGTCTTGGCGGGAATCGAAGGACAGAAAGTCCCACCATTGCCTGCCCGTCACGAACATGCAGCCCTGAATCTGCGGCATATGTTCCTCGGGCATGCCCTCCAGCCAAGTCCTGACGTGGATCGCCTCGTTGAAAGGACACTTTGACTCGGTGCCACCGTCATCGTTGATCAGGCCGTCTGGCGAGCAGCCGAGCCAGTCATACTTCGGGTGAACGATGAATTCCGACGGCACGACAATGTTGCCGGTCAGCATCTCGTAGGCGTCCTGAGCCTTTTGCTCTTCTGTGTGACCCCACTTCATGGAAGCGCTGCTGACGTTGTGCTTGGACTTCTTTGCCAGTCGTTCGAAGCACAGCTCACGCATGTAGGAGGTCCGCGCGCCCATCGGCTCGCGCTTCCCATGCTTGTCAGGTTTTCCCCAAGCCATTACGTCTTTGAAGCGGCTGGCCGTCACTCGACCGGATCGGTCTGAATGCCACTTTTCAGTACCTTGCAGTTCCGCTCTCACTACGCCGCTTCCTCGACCTGCGACAGGTCTTCGCCGGGGCCAGTCATGTCGGTGAAGTCAGCATCAACAGTTGCCGCCATGCTCTTGAGTGCTTCGTGGCACTCCAAGCCGATCGCTGCACGCTGCTTAGGCTTGAGACCTGCCCAAGCCGCTGCATATGCATCGATGTCCTGTCGCTTCGCAACGACCAGCAGGTCAGCGAATACACCGTCGATTTCCGGTGATGGGGATTTTGGGCCAAAAGACACTTCGGCTGCGGCAGCGGTGTTTGAGGCTTGCTTCGTAGGTGTGATATCGATTTCGCCACCGTAGGAGTCTTCGAACTCGTCGGGGGTGTAGACCCCAAGGATGACGTCCGGGCAAAAGAGCCGCGCCCATTTTTTCGTTACCAGGTAGGCGATTTGCTGCTTCGGATCTTCCGCCCAAAGTGTCGAGTTGCGAGTGCGAACTTGGGTTAGCAGAAGCTCCAAGGTACGCGGCTCTTCTTCGCCTTTGAATGTTGCCCAGACCTTGATACCGAGTCCTTTCTCGTCGTCGAAGCTCCACCCCGGAACGCGGTATTTTTTGAATTCGCCAGTGTCCTCGTCCTTCTTGGTTCGGCTGGTCACTTCGCGCATCTTTCCGATGACGTTTTCCCAGTTGCCGAACCATTCGAAGTTGAGGCGTCCTTTGACAGGTGCTTTGGCGGTGATCACTGCGTTTACGAGCTGCGCCTCATAACTGAGTGCACCGCCGTTCACGATGAATGTCTTCTGAGCAACCGCAAACGGGTTCATCTGCCACTGCATGGCCTGCAGGACGACCGCCATGCAGTCAGCTTGATTGCCCTTCAAATGCTTGGGCACAGTTGTCACGCCCTTCGACATCATCAGTGCGAGGTCGCTCATCGACTTCATGGTGCCCGGGTCGAGAATGAGCGCAGCCGCGTTGTGGGAAGGATCTTGGTAAGTGGCAAGGCCGGTCGCTGCTTGAGTGTCTGAGTCGTTCATTGCGCTCTCCTTGGCCGACGATTTGTTCATCGACCTTTAGAGGGGAAGGGAAGGGTTAGAAGCGAATTGCACGAAGCCAGGCGCGAGCCGTGTCGACGCTTACGTCGAAGCCCAGTGCGACGACCTCGACGATGTCTTCAACCGCGGGCGCGGTGGTAGTCACGTCGTCGAATTCAGCGGCGATCGCCGGAGTGTTGATAGGTTCGACCTCGACTTTCTCTTCGATCAGCGGCGCTATCGCTGCAATGATCGGGGCCGGTGCGGCAGCTTGGGCGCGCAGGCGAGCCAGTTCTTCCTGGTCACGTTGGTTCTGCTCATCCTTCAAGCGCTGGGCGTCTTGATCACGCTGCAGTTGCTCGCGCTGCCGGTTGAGTTCTGCCTGCTGATCAGCAATGCGCTGGCGGTCTTCCGCTGCGATCCGTTGGCGTTCTTTCTCTGCGTTTTCATCGGCAATTCGTTGCTTCTCGCGCAACTCGTCGAGCTCTTTCTGCTGGGCCGCCAGTTTTGCGGCAGCCTCTTCGCGCTCGACGGCAGATCTGTGCAGTGTTTCGAGCTGCTCAATAGCGTTGTCCCGGGCGATGGTGCCTTCAGCTTCAAACTCGGCGTATTCCTCTGGCAGGATTACCGACTCCTTGAGGTTCAGCAGCACGTTCACAACATCGGCAGCGCTACGGCTTGCGTATGCCGCAGCGACTGAGCTGAATCGGGTGATTTTTGCTCGGATAGCTTCGACGCGCTCAGCTTCGACGCGCTCGCGTTCGGCTTTAGCGTCTGCAATGCGCTTTTCTTCGGCCTTGATGGCTTCGTCGACAGGCGCTTCAATCGCTAGAACTCGATCCTTCAGCGCTTCGCCAAACTCCTTTACCTGGTTGACGCGGGCCTGGGCTTCTTTGACCTTCTGCTGGTAAGGAACGAGTGCAGTTTTGGTGGTGTTTGCCAAGGCGTAGCGCACGTCGCGGATGTCGACGCGCACTTCCTTGGCGTTCGCCAGCCCCTCACTAGTCGAGCAGTCAACGACGAGCTTCGCGTAGCTGGTTTCCAAACGGACGATCTGTTCCTCATGCGGCCGATACTCGGCGATGTCGGTGGCTGCAACCGCAGGAGCAATAGAGTTCTTTGTGTCGCTGGTTTCGCTAGTGTCGAGGTCGGTCGATACGGCGGCTTGTTTGGCGTTTGCGGACATGACGATTCCTTGCCGCGCCAGGCGCAGCTTGTGGTGGTGTTGGTTATTGAGTGACGCGGTCGGCGAGGGCGCTGAGTAGCATCAAGAGGGTGTAAACGCCGATGGCGGAGAACGAGCCGCGCCGGATCAGCACGCGGCGTGCCCGCTGAAGACTGGTCATCGGAACACGTGGTAGGTGGTGGAGCGAGGCACCTGGCACGTTCCCTGGCCATCGCGAACTACGCCGTAGGCGCCTGCGCCGCCGATCAGGATTACGACGAGAATCCAGTAGACGAGGTTCATGGCCGAGCCCTCACAGCGATGCGTCCGCCTTTCATGGTCACCGACAGGCGCTGCGGGAGGTTGTCGACCAGATCCTCGCGTTTGCGGCCGATCACCTCGTTGAAGGGGAGACCGAAGCCGAGGATGGCGATGCGGCGCTCAATGTCGTCGAGTTGTTCATCGACCAGAGTTTTTACCGGTGGCGTTGTCATGCGGCAGCTCCTTGCTTGATCGATTCGTTGTAGGCGGCATAGATCTCGTCGATGCGCGCTCGGTAGAGGCGATGCTCATCGTTGTCGATGGCGCGGAGAAGGAAAGCGAGGGTGATGCATGACGTCGCAGCAGCGCTGGCGTTTGGCTTACCGAGGCCGCGAACCATGTTCTCTATCTCGCCATCAATCCAAGAAATAGCCATGTCGTGATCGCGTTGTTGGGTGTTCATTTCAACCTCCAGAACTCACCGTAAGCGACCACTGCTGCGGCGACTCGCGTTGCCCGCGCCTTGCGGTCGACCAGCTCCTGAGCTGCTACCAGCGCTTGATGCTGAGTGCGTAGAAGCGCGGCAGCTTCGTAGTCATGGAAGTCTTCAACCTTCGGCGCCTTCGCGCGCCCCCAATCGTCGTAGCGCCGGTCCCACTCTCGGGCCTGAGCACTGTCTGCATAGCTGGTTGCCATGGTCGCCTCCGTGGTGGCGGGTGTTGATCCAACAAAACTCGGATGCACTCATTCGCTCCGCTGGTTGCCGTTGGGCGCGGAGGGGAGTGCATTCGGGTGGTGTCGAACGATTTGCAAAGTGGCGAGTTGAATTTTTTGATTTCACTGCCGATAAAGCACAGAACTTCTAAGGATGAATTCCCATGCGTGTTATTTCGAAGGCCGTATGTCTAGTTGCTTTGGTCGCGCTCAGTAATTTAGGGCAGACCCAAGCGGGTACCGAGGATCACGACATCGCTATAACCATGGTGGCTATGGGGCGTATGTGTGCAGAACAAGAGCCCGGAATGAATTACTCGCTGCAGAACATCTTCTCCCTTCCAGACATAGCGGCAAACGCAGATCTAAAGAAGGAGATTCTTGCAGTTGATACCAATCCGGCATTTCAGGATGAAATCAAGGCAGTTCAAGTGCAGGCCGCAGGGGATCCGTCGGCAGCAAAACAGTTCTGCCCGAGCTATGCGCCGAAAGCTAGCAAGTAATCTGTCCCAGGCCCGCTACTGGCGACGGCCTGGGTTTCTAGCATTAAATTGTCGACGTGCGTGGGGGTGGCCTACCTCATTCGGCCGATGCGCGGTGACATCGACGGCCTACTGTCCGCTGCCTGTATGAGTGGTGGGCGCCGGCCTTCAGGCTTGCCGCGCCGCGCAGGTGAATCGCTCTCTGCTACATGGCTGCCATTCCTCTGATTGAAGGCAACTGCCGAGCATTCCTCGGTAGTTGGTTTCGATGCAGGTGGGCGGTTATAGGCCGCAGTTTCGTCCGCATCGGGGTGTGATCTGGCCGCCACTGAGGCGATGCGCCGACATGGGCCGAGCAAAATGGGTCTGGACCAGATCGCACCCCGATGCGCTCTCATAGAGAGGATCGGGCAGTTAACGAAAGGCTGTCGTGGCGCTGGATGCTCAGTCGTAGATGCCGTAGCTGAACTCATCCTCATCGCAGTCGACGATGATTTTGGATTTACCGAAGTAGAGTGCAGCGACCATCTTTTCGAATGGAGAGCGGAATTTCAGTGTTTGGCTGATCTTCTCGTTGTCGATTTTGGCGGCGTACACCGAGCCAACCTCATGACCGTTTTCGTTACGGTCTTTCCCGTGACGGTCGAAGCTGATGTGAATCGCGTTGTCGAGCATGTATTCGCTGCGCTCGGAGCTTCGGGAGTAGGTCGAAAGCCCATGATCCTTTGGCTTCTTGTCGAAGTAGATGTGCAGGCCACCGTAGTCGGATGGCTGGAAACGGATGTCCGGGGCTTCCCAATGCTCCTCCGCCGCCGACTCTTTGTGGTCTTCGACGAAAGCTTCCAGCAGATCTTGCAAACTGATTACCTCAGGCAACGCATCCTTGTTCAGCACTTCATCGATCTGCTTCTGCGCCAGGCGCACCATGTCAGCTTCGACGCCGCTGTTTTCCCACTTCTCTTTCAATGCAGCCGCAACCATCGCGTTGTAGCGAGTCAGCTCAAAGATCTCGGTCAAGTTAGCTGGCAGTGCGGCCTTGATTGCCTCCTCGACCTGCTTGCCCATGTCGCCGTAACGACCGAAGCAGTTATCGATCACGCTGGTGAACATCTTCTTGACGTGCTCGTCGATGATTTCGACTGGCTTGTCGCTGTTTGCAAAAGCAGTGACGCGCTCGGCGAGCAGCGATTGAAGTGTTTGTTCGCTCATTTGATGCTCCGTGCTTGATCGGTTGATTTCCCGTCTGGCCCTGTCGCCAAGGCCAGCCAGTGAAATCTGTTGTTGCTCGCGCCTCTTACCTAACGACGTCCTTCTTTTGCTTTTTTGGCAATCCATGCTTCCAAATCTTTCATCAGGATCAGCCGGCGCTTGCCAAGCTTGAACGACGGCAGATCGCCGCGAGCGATGTACTCATAGACGGCGCTGCGGGCTACGCCGATGGCGGCGCCAGCCTCTTCAACGGACAATGAAAGCTTGTTAGGAGTAGCTGGCCGTGCAGGCGCGGGCGGCGTCGCAATAGCTTTTTTCGGTCTGCCTAGTTTTTTGGCCGCAGGCTTCGGCGACACGCCAATGGCCCTGAGCATTTTTTGTATTTCGGCACTTGTGACGCCAGCAGCCAGTCTCGCCGCCAGAGCCAGCATTGGTGCCTCGTCATCTTCAGCATCTTTGCTCATATGCGTACCTCGGTTGCTTTCCCAATGCACCCGTCACCAGGTGCATCAGTGAAAAGGCCCGCGCAGCTCAAACACGTTTCGGCTCAAGTGCGTATTTGATTTGCAGGTTTTGATCTGGCGAGTAGATCGGGTTGCATGTGCTGCAATGCCCAGCAACAGCTATCTCAATTCTGAATTGAGCCGTATCTGCGGGGCGCAGGCAGTTTGGGCAATGCTCATCGTCTGCAGACTCAATATCTGCGTGGCTCAGAATGCATTTCTGGGCGCCTGCCTCCTCGTCGTGCGACTCGTCACAAATGGGGCAGAAAAACCTTTCAATGACGCCAGGCATGCAGCACTCCCGAGCCCCATCCTCATCATCGTGCAGTTGGTTGCATGCATCGCACTCGTATTTGATCACCACTGCTTTAGCCATGGCGCTTCTCCAGTTGATTTCCAATGCCGCCTCATCGAAGCGGCATCAGTAAATCTTTGATGCCGTGACCCGCTTCTGGCGTCGGTCAATGGCCTATCCCAAATTGTTCGTCCAGCCGCGGGCCTTTCGGCTTGTTCTCCCGCTGGATAACTGCTTTCGACGTTTTACGCTGCACGCCCGGGTCAGTTGCCAACCCTCTGAACCGTTGAGGCCGGTTCATCGCTGCCTTCGAATCTGGGCCGGTGGTGATCCGGCAAGGGGTGTCGCTAAAGAGCGGCGCGGCTTTCGCTGCTGGGCCGTTGTTGTCTGGCTTGCGAATAAAAGTAGCAGCGCTGCTATTTAAAGTAAATAGCGCTGCTAATAATATTTTCCGTGGGCACAAAAAAACCCGCGCTTGGCGGGCTTTAGATGGGGTGTATGATTTTATTTTGTTGCATTGAGTACCTTGCGCATACCTTCCATATCGTCTTGCGAAATCTTCCCCTCAGTACCGCAGACCTGGAACTCTATGAGTTTGGCAGAGGAAAGACGCTGGAGATTGGCGCGGTCTACTCGCTTGTCGAAGCGCTCTATTACAGCTGAATTCGCGCCAGCTGACGAGTATTCAAGCTCCAAATATGGGTCTAGAACTCCGTCCACAAGCCAGTTCGTATGGTTGCAGTCCCGAAAATTCCCACTCTCGCTCCAAGTCATCAGCTCGATCTTGTAGTGCCCAGGGACTAAATCGCCTTTTAGGTAGAGCGCGACGGTCGAAAAAGAGAAATCTTCTGCATTGGACGGTAATGCGCTCCAGGTAACAGCTCTGTTTCCGGTGAATCTGTCCGTCTCATCTTTGAAAACTCCAGCGCTAGCTGAAAGAGAGTTGATAAAAAAGAGTGCTGCGAGAAGTGCGCGGTGAACCATGGTATCCCTCCCCAAATAAAGCCTGCACCTTACCATTCGTGGCGCTGCGCCACCATTGGCCGGCTCGGTAGGGAAAGATTGCTGGTCATCTGCTATAGCTTTATTCGAGAGGCGCATCTGAGGGATCGGGCCGTGAATACGAGTGAGTGTGGAATGAAGGCTTGGGGAGTCGCGACCGTTGTGCTGGCAATAGCAGCGCTCGGAATCGTTCTTCTGGGAAGTGCCTATCTAGGTCTGAATGGGAAATTTGTGGAGGGGACGCCGCGCTGGATTGCCGGACTGTACTCAGCGATCAAGCAGAACGGAAACGTCGTGGCAGGAATATTGGGTTTCAGCGGCCTGGCTTGGTCAAATTTTTACAGAGCTTCCGCGCGACTAAGTGATGGGTGATGCAAAACCACAAATCCCGGCGCTAGGCCGGGCTTGTGCTATTTGCGTAGCTGAAATGAAATTACATTGCTGGGAAGCTCCTCAGAGGGTGAAAAATACGCCTCTGGCTTTGCTGCCATTTCAGCAAGGCGCCTCGCGGGGAGGGGTAGGATCCTAGCTATTTCGTCTTTTGAGAATTTTCCTTTTGTCTCCAAGAAGTCAATCATATCACTGATCAATTTACTTGATTCTTTAGGTATTTCTTTATCAAGCGGCTCGCTCTTCCTTCCTCCGGGAAGAGTTGCTAACTGTTTAAATACATAAATACTTTGATTTTCCGTAATCAGTCCTAAAGATCTCGCTCTAACCGCCAGCGCCGCGATAGAAATACCCCATCGTCTTTTTAGATGGATCAGCGCCTCAAGAGAACACGATGTAAATTCCTGCAGTATTGACTGGCGAGGGCAAAGAAAGGCTCCGGCAAAAAAATTCGCCTGATCTTCCTTCATTTGTACGAGCTCATCGTCTTCATGGTCTTCGTCAGATACGGAGGTGTGCATAATAAGATGGCCTAATTCATGGGCCAGATTGAACCTGTGTCGCGCGTTGCTGTTTTGTCTTTCAGTAATGATATAAGCGAGGTTTCCGCGCCAATTTGAAAATGCCTGAGTTTGACGGTCCATTGATAGCTGAGCAACAAATACGCCATTGCTTTCTAGTAGTCTAGTCATGTTGCTGATCGGGCCCGCCCCAAGCTTCCAGAATTTCCTGGCTTCGAGTGCTATGGACTCAATATCGTCCAGTGTGAGCTCAGTAAAATCATCCACCGAGGATCGGTAGATATTGGCACCCGGATAGTTAATGTCTGCTAGGAGTGCTTGAGAGAACTCCGCGAACCACGACTCTTGGACTTGCGCTTTCGTTCGGGATTTTTTAGCCGTCGTTTTGAAACTTCTAAAGTGAGAAGGCGTTGTGATTTCTTGAATCGATTTCGATTCGGAATAAAAAAAGTCTGTGCCTACCTCTAAGATTTTTGAAATTTTTGAGACGTTTTCGTAGGTCGGATTCTTAGAACCTTTCTCAAAGATAGATACAGCCTGTCTTGTAACACCTATTCGCTCAGATAGTGCTGCCATTGTAAGTCCGGCGGCTTGCCGGGCTTCAGTTAGTCTTGCCGGGTTGAATTTCATGATTAACGAGCTTTCTTGCTTTGTTCAAATTCTTTTGTGATTTTTTCGAAGAGATTGTCGAGGTTGTCTTCAATTTTTTCCTCTCGCACCTCTTCAAAAGTTGGTAGAGGAATTTGGCGAGTGTAAAGAGATCTTCTGCAGTTTGCGTCAGGGATGACAAGGCTCATGAATTCAAGTGTTGCTTTTGAGCCGTGCAACAGCTGGCCGCAAACGATTTCACTTTCATGCTCCTCATATGATTCGGAAAATAAATCCATATTTGGGCTTGAGAGGACCCGATTATACAAAGAGTTTTTTAGCATCTTTGTTCTAGGGCTATTTACATTGTGAGCCGTCAATACTAGTCGACCTGAACGCACAACTATATGTTTGGAAGAGCCATTTCTATTACTTTCCATTCGCGACGAGATCCCGGAATCTGGCGCTGATCCCGGTACTGCTGCGAGAAAGTGATCCACGCAGGCGCGCTTGATGTGGCCAGATGCGGCCATGACATTCGTCCCAAGAACAGCGTTACCGCGAATGATCTCTAGCGAAGCCCTGTACCCCAGAGCTACTGCCTTGGAGATCACTGCCATTTTTTCAAAGGAAAGATCGGTATCAATGAGCTGGGGAAGACTGGGCATGGCAAGGCACCTAGTTGACATCGTTCGTGTCAACCATTTTGCCTAAAATCATGGAAATGTCAACCGAGCTGTTGGTGATTCGTCTTTTGCCCGTCCAGCTCCAGACTCCATCACCTACCACCTCGTCTTGTGACAGAAAAAGGCCTCTGAAACTGCGCAGTCAATTTTGAGTCAAGTCTGGATGCGGGTTACCTAGAGTACATCGCCCACCAGAACACGTGCCCCAGAATCGAGATCTGCTGCTCCTGGATCTGCTGGAACGTGTAGTCCTCGTCTGGATGTTCATCACGATTGAAGCTGCGTAGGCGCAGCCCCGTCGGGATGCGATAGACCTGCTTCACACGGAGCTGGCCATTGTGGTTGATGGCGTACATCTCACCGTCGACGATGTCGCTGAGGGAGTTTTTACCCACGTTCACGCCAACCGTCGCGCCGTCACGCAGCACTGGCACCATGCTGTTGCCACCAACCTTTACGCACTTCGCGTTGCTGAACTGAACGCCGTTGTGGCGCAGGTCCTTCTTGTTGAAGCGCAGGCGCGAGTTGGCGCTTTCCTCAATCGCAAACCTGCCAGATCCGGCCGCCAGTTCGACTTCATGAAGGAAGGGGACGTAGACCTCATCGTCATCGAGCGGGGTTTCGTCGTCCCAAGTCTCGATGCTTCCTAATTTTACGCTTGGCTGTAAGCGGTCCTGCTGCACGCTGGCAACTGTGGATAACAGTCGAGAGCTGACCTCGCTTGCATCGAAGTTGAGCGCCTTTGCGAGCTTCAGCAGCGCTTCCACATTTAGTGGCACCTTCCCTGTGGCGTATTGGCTAAATGCGCTTTGACCAGACCATCCGCATGCTTCGGCAACATCCGCCTGCGTCAGGCTGCGCCCGGCAGCTTTTGCAGCTGATTTCCGCTGTTCGTAGATGGCCTTGAGCCTGGCGCTCTCGGCGACTTCTTCGGGGGTTAGGGGGCGGCGTATTTTCATACGTACAAGAGTATTAGCAGAGCTGATACTCAAGCAAATAGCGCTGCTAGTATTTTGTTGCTGATAAAAAGCAGCACTGCTACTATCCATGGCAGATATCAAGCCGTGAAAATTCCATGAAAAAGATCCCTTTGAGCAAATACCTAGAAGAGCACGGCACCCAAGCCGCGCTTGCTGCTGCTCTCGGCGTGAACCAGAGCGCGATCTCGCAAATGGTTCGAGCCGGCAGAAGCATTGAAATCACCCTTTATGACGACGGCCGCATTGAGGCGAACGAGATTCGCCCGATCCCTGCGCGACCCAAACGCACAGCAGCTTGAAACATTCATTGCTGACTGCCTGAGCAAATGATCGCCCACACACTGGCAGGGCGCCACGGAAACAAATTTGAGGTTTTACGAATGGAAGATTTTCTGCGGGCCTGCCAGAGCGCTGTCCTCGACAACGAAGCCAAGACCCTTGCTGCAAAGATGGGCGTTGCTCACGTTGGCTTGCTTCAGCGCGCCAATCCGGACAACGACGCACACCACCTGACCGTGGAGCATTTGTTCGGGATTCTGTTGCACACCGGCGACATGCGCCCTCTGGCTGCACTGGCGAGTGAATTTGGTTTCGACCTCGTTGCGAAAGCTGCGCCGGAGCCGCAAGCGTTGACCAAATCACTGATCAACGTCGGCAAAGAGGTCGCCGATCTGACCATCGCGGTGCACCAGGCACTGGATGACAACCACGTCAGCGCATTCGAAAAAAACCTGATCCGTCAGGAAATCAACCACGTTCGGCAGAGCTTGGACGTGATGGATGCCTCGGTAAAGGCCGCCTGAATTCCGGGCACAAAAAAGCCGACGGAGAAGGTCGGCTGATTCGCAAAACTAGAGAGGCCCGATTATGCAGAGCCAGCCAAATTCCAGCAATACCCCGATCAATGTCGCGACACGTTTTAACAAATCGCAAAACGTGTCGCGTACCACCTCAGTAATTCCTTTCGACTTCGATGGTGGCGCCATCCGCGTCATAACCGACGAGCTCGGCGACCCGTGGTTCGTCGCTCGTGATGTTGCCGATGCGCTCGGTTATGCCAAGCCAGAGAACGCGATCTCCCGTCACTGCAAGGCCGCGAGCACTACCCCGAAACAGGGTGGTGGATTCATGACCGTCATTCCTGAGCGCGATGTCTACCGACTGGTGATGCGCTCGAAGCTGGTTGGCGCCGAACGCTTCGAAGAATGGGTAGTGGGTGAGGTGCTGCCCAGCATTCGCAAAACCGGAAAGTTCGAAGCTGCCAGCCCTAGCAGCTCGAAGGTTGTCGGGGAATTGGCGCTAATGGAGTGCTATACGCGCCTCCTAAAGCCGTCGCCCTCAAGCCAGGTGATGATGCTGGCGAAGATCGCCAACAATAACGGTCTAGAGTCGAGCTTCCTGCCGGGCTACGCAATTGATGCCGCGCCAGATGCCATTGGCGGCAGCTCGATGCCGACCAAGGCCGTAACCTCACTGATCAAAGACAACGGCTTCGCCTGCACCACGCGAGCGTTCAACCTTGCACTTGAAGCCCATGGTTTCCTGAAGCAACTCCAGCGCAAGAACTCCAAGCAGGAAGTGGTCGACTTCTGGTCGGTGACCGACAAGGGACTGGCCTACGGCAAGAACCTCACCAGCCCTCAATGCCCCCGCGAAACACAGCCTCACTGGTACGTGGATCGTTTCCCTGAACTGGCCAAACTGGTCGGGAAGGCCTGACATGCAATTTACCGTCACGATCAATCAGGTGAAGGCGTTGGAGTGGGGGCTGAATTCTCAACAGGCCCTGCTGTTCGCCTTCGTCTACGGCTGCCCGAGCTGGACCAAGCCAATCAAGACTGACGACGGGATCTTCTTCGCGCTGAGCAAGGCCAAGATCATCGAGGAGCTGCCGCTGCTCACTGACAAGCCAGACACTGCCTACCGCATGCTGAAGGCCCTTGAAGAGGCGGGCTTGATTGAGCTTTCCAGCACCTCGAACATCACTCTGTTCCGCTTGACCGAGAAGGCGATCGAGTGGAATCAGAAGCTTGATGGGTCGGAAAAATATCCGACCCCACCAGAGAACAAGGGTCGGAAAAAAATCCGATCTACCTCGGAAAAAAATCCGATCAAGGTCGGAGGAAAATCCGAGCCAGGGTCGGAAAAATCTCCGACAAATCAGGATACCAATAATCAGGCTACCAATCAGGATACCAGTCAGGACTTGCACGACGGCCCGGACAAGCCGGCCCGCAACTTGGTGCTGGTGGTTGATCGCACCGATGCGCCACGGGTTGAGATTCCCGCTGACATGCCGGGCCCCAAAGACCCGTCCTGCAAAACCTTCAAGGCTTGGGCGAATTACGCCATGGCGTACCGCAAACGCTACAGCACCTGGCCAGTGTGGAACGCCAAAGTCGGTGGTCAGCTCGGCCAACTCGTTGATCGCCTTGGCGGCGATGTCGCCCATCACGTCGCAGCTCACTTCCTGAAGACCAGCGATGCTGCAGTCCTCCGCAAATGCCACAGCCTCAACGAGCTGCTTGCCAACGCCGAGAGCTATCACACCCAGTGGGTGACCGGTCAGCGCATCAACGGCGCCACTGCGCGCCAGTTGGAGCGCACCGAAGCGAACGCATCGGCAGCCGAGCAGGCAGCTCAGATGGTTCTGGCCAAGCGCCAAGCGGGAGAGCGCAATGAATACCTTTGAAATGAACGATCAGCAGGTTGCCGGTCTGGCAGCGGCGATCTGCGCCACCGCTGAGGCCATGGGCCAGGAGATGAACCCAGGTACTGCGGCGATGATGGCTGAAGACCTGTGCGCTTACTCCGTGCCCGTCGTGAAAGCTGCGCTCAAAGCCTGCCGCTTCGAGGTGAAGGGCAAGCTGGCCATGGCGGACATCCTGCAGCGCGTCCAGGCCGCCGACGGCCGCCCGGGCAAGGATGAGGCATGGTCGATTGCTCTGTGCGGGCACGACGAAAGCGAAACTGTCGTTCTCACCGCTGAGATCCAGCAAGCCATGACTGCGGCTGATTCGATCCTTCGATTGGGTGACAAGGTCGGCGCGCGAATGGCGTTCATGAGTGCGTACGAACGCCTGGTAGCCCAGGCTCGCGCCGAAGCGACCCCGGTGTCTTGGAGTGTTTCGCTGGGTCATGACCCAGTACGGCGGGTGACGGCAATTGAATCGGCAGTTCGCATGCAACTGATCAGCCAGCAAACCGGCACCCAGTACCTGTCTGACCTTCGCATTTCGCCAATCACCGAAGATGGCCAAGCCATTGCTGGCTTGCTAACAGGGTCAGCTGTGCAGCCTTCCGCAAAGCTTCGGGCCCGTTGGCAAGAGGTCATGGACGACCTGCAGGCACTACGCCGCCGCAAACAAATTCAATCCCGATGGGATGCGCGGGCAGAGCGCCGGCGACTCGCCTCGCGCAAGGCCCACCAACTGAAATTGATAGATCAAATGACACGCAAGGAGCGCCTGTGATGACAGATAAAATCAGCGTCAACTGTCAGGCCAAGCTATCCGAAGCTATCACGAAGCTCAGCGCCATGTTCCGTGACAAGAAGTTCGTTGTGGTATCGCTGCGCCCGGGCAAGGACCGCACGCTGGACCAAAACAGGCTGTGGTTTGCGATGTACAAACGCATCGCGGAGATGACCCAGATCGGCGACGAGGCCGACGCCCGACGCTACTGCAAGTTGCACATCGGCGTGCAGATCCTGCTGAACGAGGATTCCGAATTTCAGGCTGAGTGGTACCGGGTGATGCGCCACCTCCCGTACGAAACGAAGCTGGCGATGATGGGCGGCTGCAAACTCTTCGGCCCGGACGGCTTCCCGGTGACCAGCCTGTTCAACCGCGCCCAGGGCGTGGCATACACCGACCGCATTGTCGCGCGGTTCGCTCCGCAGGGCGTGTACTTCGATGACCTGCTGAGCCAGGAGGCTGCATGAGTCTCACAGCAAGGAAGTCTCGCCCGAAGAAATGCCGCGTCGCTACCTGCAGGGCCTCATTTGTCCCCGCGCGCATGGGGCAGGCAGTTTGCAGCCCGGCATGTGCGTTGATCGATGCACCAAAGAATCAGGGTAAAGCCCGCAAGGCCATCGACCAGCGCGAGCGCCGCGAGATCAAGGTCCGCAAGGAGAAGCTGAAGAGCAGGGCGGATCATCTGCGCGAGGCCCAGGTCCTCTTTAACGAATGGGTGCGCCTGCGCGATGCCGATCGCCCATGCGTGAGCTGCGGTCGTCACCACAATGGCCAATATCACGCAGGGCACTACCGCTCTGTAGGAGCGAACCCGGAATTACGTTTCGAGCCTGATAACGTCTGGAAGCAGTGTGCACCTTGCAATACCCACCTGTCCGGCAACTTAGTGAACTACCGGATCTCGCTCCTACACGTAATAGGTGTCGAGCGAGTGGAGTGGCTGGAAGGGCCTCATCCGGCCCGCAAATATACCGTGGACGAAATCAAAACTATCAAGGCCGAGTGCCGGGCAAAGATCAAAGAGCTGAAGGGGAGAGCAGCATGAACTACCACAATGTGATTTCGGCAGTAGTCCGGGCCTTGGCTGCCGAGACGATCAACAGTTCCGGCGGCTGCAACATTGAGCCCCGGGTTCAGGCCAGCAAGCTCAAGGGCGAAATATCCGGGAAGGATGCCGCGCTGCTGGCTGACTGCATCGTGCACAAGCTCCTGCACTCCCAGCTCGCCCCGCGGCACTGGAACGCTCTGGTCGCGAAGTACAGCACGCACCGTGGGCGCAAGATTGATTCCATCGGGCGCCTGGTGTCAGTGGTTCCAACGCCGGCGTCGAAGCGGTTCACGCAACAGGCGGTCCTGGTGTGGGCGGTGCCCCAGCAGTTGAAGGGCATTCAGCGATTGGTAACTGAGATCAAGGCCCCGAAGCACAGGGTGAACCAGAAGAAAGGACAGTGGGATTGGCGCAACAGGGCAGCTGACGCTGATGCTGTCCGGGCCAACAAACAAGCGCGCGCCGTGGCGGAGGTTAAGCCGGGGGAGATGATCGTCCTGGCGGATTCGAATTACGACATGACGAACTGGGATTCCCAAGGACTGACGGAGCGCACCTACCAGCGCTGGAACAAATCCATCAAGGATGGGTTGGAGTTGCTGGTGAACGAGGCTCTGGTCGAGGCGCAGCATATGCTTGAAGCGGTCGGAGTCCTTTCCGGCGAGGCTGCATAAATAAGCTCAAATAAGAACAAATTTGCGCTTGCATTAATATGTCGCCATGTCGCATGATTCACCCATCCTGTCGTTCCTGCGCATTTTTAGGAATGACGACCGAGCACTGGCATGCGGTTATGTCACAACCGGGTGGTTGTTGATGGTAGTAGGTCTTGCTGTTCTGTTGATTCTTTGGCTCCTGCAGGCACTTACTGATTCACCAAAAGCGGTACAACAACTTGGACAAGAAGGGGAAACGCGTATGAATAAGGCTATTACTAAAGCAACTGTAAATCTCGCAGCAAATGCTTCCACCGCCTACTACGTCAACAACCTGCCCGCATTAACCATTCAGGTCTTCTGAGTTTTCAGGGGGCCTAGTAGAGCAATAAGCCACTTGTCCGGCTGCCTCAATCCGAAAACCCGGCCCTAGAAAGCCGGGTTTTTTGTTGAGCGATCAGATCCTGGATCTCGACCTCGGTTATGGTCACAGTTTGTCGGGCTGCGTAAAAACCGTGCTCTTTGAGTGACGCCATGACATCTTCGCTCTGAAGCCCAGTTGGTAGATCTTTGAATTCGACTTGCCGATGGAACGATAGATCTTTCAAGAATTTCGAGCCTTCGCCGGAAATCCGAGGGATTCCTTTCCCTTCTTCTACGATAAGGATTCTATTCAGATCGTCGTCGCAATAGATGTCTACGAGCATTTCAATTCCTCTTCCATGGTGGTGCCCCAGCGGCTCCTCCTGTGAAAGGCTTGTTAGCACGATTTTTTTTGATTTGCCAAACCGACCAATGCGTCGGTTTTTTTATGTTTTGAGTTCACTGCAGCCAGGACAGCCCTCGGGAAGGCCTGGACGTCGATAGCCGGATAGTGCGACGTACGGAATCAACACCGGCAGCCCGCGCACCCTGACCTCACATGCTTGCAGGGTGGCGCGTGACTGGAACAGCGAGATCGATGCATCGGGGCGTCGACGCTGTGAAGGTCTTAGGCAGACAGCGCGGAAAGACGCGCGCACATATTTCAAGGCCTCGTATAAGCGGGGCTTTTTCGTTTTCGGCTCCACTACACCCATCGCGCTGAGCGGGGAGTGCTGCTGGAGCTGATTCAAATCAAGTCATGCCAGCGGAGTCGAGCGCATGGAGTGCTTGCAGCGCTTGCTCGACAATATTGGACGGTCATAGGGTGGCATTAGTGTCGAAGCGTCTGCAGATGACTTTCCGTGGGCTCAATGCCATCATCGATTTTTCTCAATACTGAAGGGACTCGATATGACCGGTCTAATCCATGGTTTTGCTGCATCTGATTGGATTCGCGCTCGAAACGCGGCACGGGCAATCCTCATCAAGCAAGCTAGACGGCCAAATCCGTTTATTGCTTATTCGGACTTGGTTGCCCAGCTTCCGATTGCTCTTGAAGCGCACGATTCTCGTCTGAGCGCTCTATTGGACGAGATATCGACTTCCGAGTATGACCAAGGCAGAGGTTTTTTGACCGCGTTGGTGGTACACAAAAATGGTTCGGTGATTCCAGGGCCAGGTTTTTTTGAAATGGCGCGGAAGAATGGTAAGGAATTTGATGATAACGACCGCTTCTTCATTGATGCCTACAACGAAGTGACTCGCTACTGGAAAGCCAATCCCCAGGATGCTTAGTGCTCTACTGGTTTAGCTTTTATTTCAAGAGCCCCTGCATTTGCCGGGGCTTTTTCTTTTCGGCTCCATCCTACCCATCGCTATAGCTGGGAGTGCTGCTGGGGCCGGACCACTTCGCTCCCCGAAAGGGAGGGACATCCGGATGCCAAACATGCCAGACAAACCAGAAACCTGGCTCATCGTGCTTGCATGGCTGAGTCAGCATTCGCCGACTCTCTACGCTGCTGGTCTTTCTGCCCTTATGGCCGGCATTAGGATCATCTACGGCGGCGGAACGCGACGTCAGGCCTTGCTTGAAGCGGCGATCTGCACATTGATCACCATTGGGCTGATTCCGGTCCTCGAATACTTTGGGCTACCTCAAAACCTTGCGACAGCCGCCGGCGTGTTCATTGGTTTTCTGGGCGTCAAGAAGCTGGCCGATATTGCAGATCGGATTGCTGAGATCAGATTCCCTACCCGTGGGGCTGGTCAGTAAGCCGCGACACGTTTCGCTAATCAGCCAATTGTGTCGCAGGGTGTCGTCGAAAAAGTTGTACCGCCGCACCTATCTGAAGGGTTATGAATGAGGCTGTTCTGCTTTTCTCCTCCAGAAGATGTATCCGGCAACTGCTCCAACTAGTAGAACAGCAACCCCACATATTGCGAGCACTGCTCCGCTACCAGATGAAGTGTTCATATCAGTTGGGGCGGTTTGATCGATCTGTGAGTTGCCATCTGATTTTGGAGGTAGTCCATACTTGGATCTAGACACGTTCATGAGGCGGTGCGTGCCCTCGTGCGAACCGTTGTAAGCATCCTTCCAGCTATGGGCGGACCGGTAGTGGTGCGCACGCATGTGTTCATTTTTGGTGTCGTAAGGGTATTTCCAAGACATGATGTACACCTCATTGACGGGTACGGTTTATCGCAACTGTCCCTTATCATCTCAATGCCTTTCGGGAGCATTGCCAGCATAAGTTGAGCGTATGGCGAGGCGCGATTAGAAACAACTCAATGGGATACTGCAAGATGCTAAACGGTGGTAGTGCCGCAGGTGAGTGCGGCACCGGTGAATCACTTCTTGCTGATTGCTGCTTGGATCTGGTCGGCGTAGCTAGACAGTTTGCTCAACTCGAACTCGAGTACTGTATTCGGGCTGGCAGATACTTTCTTAGCAATTAGGTCGAGCGCAGACGCTACAGCAAAGTGACGCTTACCACTGTCGTCGGATTTGTAATAGGCGGGTACGTTCAGAATGGTGTTCGGACCAGTGTCAGACATGCTGCTTTCCTTGCGTTGAGTTGATCCTCATCAATACCGGCATCCAGCCGCCTTTTCAAGTATCAGAGTGATTCCATGACGACCAAGCATCCCGACTGGGAGGCGATCGAACGAGCCTACCGCGCCGGCGCGCTTTCCATCAGAACCATCGCTGATCGTAACAGCGTCAGTGACACCGCGATTCGCAAGAAGGCCAAGGCCTTTGGATGGGCGAGAGATCTTTCCGAGCAGGTCCGCAAAGAGGTTCGCAACAAGCTGGTTCGCGGAGAGGTTCGCGATGATCAATGTGCGAACCCTGAGCGGGACGCCGAGATCATCGAAGAGGCTGCGGAAGAGGGCGCGACAGTTGTTCGCAGTCATCGCCGAGACATTCGCAAAGCTGCGAACCTTGCGAACCTGCTGATGGACGATCTGCTCACCACGATTAAGCGACGCGAGGAAATCGAAGACGCCATTACTGAAGAAACTGCCGACGATGAGAGCGGCTTCCGTCGCGGCTCGATGCTCGCAGCGGTTGCCCTGCCCAGCAACGCCAAAACCCTTTTCCAATTGTCCTCGGCCATGAAGAACCTGCAGGTACTCGAACGCACCGCATTCGGCCTTGATGACAAGGAGCAGTCGAAAGACTCCGACGAACTTTCGCAACTGATGGACGAACTATCGAAGGACGCCTGACATGAAGCCCGAGCACATGAAGCTGCTCCGGGATCGATTCTGGCGACTGAACAACCTCTACTTCATCACCGACAAGCAGGGGAAGAAGGTCCGCTTCCGCATGACGCAGGAGCAGATCGATTACTTCCAGTGGATGCATACCCGCAACATTATCCTCAAGGCGCGGCAGCTGGGCTTCACGACCCTGGTCTGCATCGTCCAATTGGATGCGGCGCTGTTCGAAGCTGCGAAGTGCGCGCTGATCGCTCACACCCTGAACGACGCCAAGAGGCTGTTCCGGGAGAAGGTCAAATACGCCTACGACAATTTGCCCAAGGAGATCAGGGCAGCCAACCCGGCACGCAACGACGCTGCCGGGGAGTTGGTGTTCAGCAAAGGCGGCTCACTGTATGTCTCGACCTCATTCCGCGGCGGTACGCTGCGTTACTTGCACGTTTCCGAATTCGGGAAGATCTGCGCCAAATTCCCACACAAGGCGCGGGAGATCGTCACCGGCGCCTTCGAAGCCGTGGCCGCTGAATGCTTCGTCACCATCGAGTCGACAGCAGAAGGTCGGGCTGGATACTTCTTCGACTACAGCCAGTCTGCCGAGAGGCAGCAAATGGCCGGCGTGCCCCTGGGTCTGCTGGACTGGAAGTTCTTTTTCTTCAGCTGGTGGCGCAACCCGCTGTACTGGCTGGATTCGACCGACGTCGTCATCCCGGACCGGCTGACCAAGTACTTCGACGACCTGGTCGCCAAGCATGGCATCGTCACAAACCCAGGCCAGCGCGCCTGGTACAGCGCCAAGGAAAAGACCCTCGGCGAAGACATGAAGCGCGAATACCCATCGATACCTGCCGAAGCATTCCAGCAGACGATCGATGGTGCCTACTACGCCAAGCAATTCACCAAGCTGTATGCGGCCCAGCGCATCGGCAAGCTTCCAGACAACAGCCACTTGCCGGTTCACACGTTCTGGGACATCGGCGTCGGCGACTCCACGGCAATCTGGTTCGTCCGCATCGTTGGCGACGAATACCACGTCATCGACTTCTACCAGAACAGCGGGGAAGGCCTGCGGCACTACATGAAGGTGCTTAAGGATCGAGGTTACACCTACGCAGAGCACTGGGGTCCGCACGACATCGACAACCGGGAATTCGGCAGCGATGGCAAGACCCGCCGAGAGCTCGCCCGAGAGGGCTACGAGATCGACGGTCAGCGCTATTCGATGACGTTCCAGGTGGTGCCGAAGCTCGGTATCGACGAAGGCATCGAGCAGGCCCGCGAGATCCTTTCTAAATGCGCTTTCGACGAAGCCAAGTGCGAGGAAGGCATCACCGCCTTGGAGAGTTACCGCAAGGAGTGGGACGACAAGCGTGGGTGCTGGAAGGACAAACCCCTTCACGATTGGTCCTCTCACCCGGCCGATGCATTCCGGTACTTCGCTGTCGCCCAAAGCGCAAGGAAGCCGGTCAAATCAATCAAAATGGGATTCGCACGCTAATGGCAGACGTCACCTACACCCGCCCGGAATACGACGCGGCACAGTCCCGTTGGCGGCTGGTGCGCGACGTGTGCAAGGGTTCCGAAACAGTCAAAGCTCGCGGCGATGTCTATCTGCCGAAGCCGAATCCGCACGATACCAGCCAGGAGAACGTCGAGCGGTACAAGGGGTACAAACAGCGCGCCGTGTTCTACAACGCCACCGGCCGGACGAAACACAGCCTAGTGGGCGCAGTGTTCCGAACCTGGCCAACGCTGACTGTCCCCGTGGCTCTCGACTATGTATCGAAAGACATTGATGGGCAGGGCGTGAGCATCTACCAGCAGTCGCAGTCGGTTATAGGGCATTTGCTCGAAGTTGGGCGCCACGGGCTGCTGGTGGATTACGCCGCTGTGAAGGCCGGCACCGTGAGCAAGGCCGATGAGCAGGCAGGCCGTGCCCGGGCGAGTGTTGCCAGCTACCCGGCCGAGTCCATCAGGAACTGGAAGACTCGCAAGGTCGGTGGTCAGCACCTGCTGAGCCTGGTTGTGTTGCGCGAAGAGGTGGACATCGATACCGATGACGGCTTCGGCAGTGAGCGGGTTGTGCAGTATCGAGTGTTGCGCCTGGACGACGCCGGTCTTTACACGCAGGAAGTCTGGCAAGAAGGCAGCAGTGAAACAGCGATGATCATTCCGCCTTTCACGCCATTGAATGGCCTCGGCCAACCGTGGAAGTTGATTCCGTTCCAGTTCCTGGGCAGCGAGAACAACGACACCAGCATCGACGATTCGCCGCTGTACGACATGGCCGTGCTCAACATCGGCCACTACTGCAACAGTGCGGACTACGAAGATTCGGTGTGGTTCTCCGGACAGCCACAGTTCTGGATTTCCGGGCTTGATGAGGCCTGGCGCGATCACTTGGAAGCCAACGGCATTTATGTTGGTTCTAGGGCGCCGCTGACGCTTCCGGCCAACGGGTCTTGCGGGTTTGCCCAACCTGAGCCGAACACGCTTGTGAAAGAAGCCATGGACGCCAAGAAGGAAGACATGGTGTCGCTCGGCGCCCGGTTGATTGAACGGGGCAGTGCGGTGAAGACCGCGACCCAGGCTGACAACGACAGCGCCGCCGAACACAGCGTTCTCTCGCTTGTGGTGAGCAACGTCAGCGAGGCCTACAGCCAGTGCCTGATCTGGATGGCCGAGTTTGTGAATGCTCCGGGCGAAACCCTCTACAAACTCAATCAGGACTTCAGTCAGATCACTCTGGACGCGACGATCCTTTCGGCACTGTTCAATGCTGTGCAGGGCGGCAAGCTGCCGGCGGGTGACTTCTGGCAGTACCTGCGCGATCGTGGGGTTATCGATCCAGAAAAGACCGACGACCAGATCCGCGATGAACTGGAAACCGAGAATTCCGGTCCCGACCTGGATGACGACGAGGTAATCCCGAATGGCGGCAAACCAAGCGATCCTTGATGCCACGATTCGGCACGCCGTCTTCCTCGAGCAACTGAAGTCGGGAGAGGTCGCGAAGTTCGGGCCTTTCCTCAAGGAAATCGACCGCTCGATCCGAGAGCGACTGACTCGGGCTGACCTCACGGATTACAGCGTTGCGCGGCTGGAGCGCCTGCTGAGCGAAGTCGACAGCCTGCTGCTGGGCATCTTCGACCGGTACAGCGAGAAGCTGAACCTCGATCTGGTGGATATCGCCAACTACGAGGCTGAGTTCGAAGCGATCAGCCTGACCCGGGCGGCGCCGGTGGGCGTGTCGTTCGACGCCGCGGTGCCAGGTGCTGCTGCAATTCGTGCTGCCATCCTTACCAATCCGCTCAGCGTGCGCGGTGCTGACGGCGGCAAGCTGCTCAAGACCTTCATTGATGGCTTCACTACTACAGAGCGACAACGCCTCACTGGCGCGATCCGGCAGGGCTTCTTCGAAGGCCAGACCAACTTCCAGATCATCAAGAACATCCGCGGCACCAAGGCGCTGAAGTACAACGACGGCATCCTAGCCACGACCAACCGGAACGCCGGTGCGGTCGTCCGGACGGCAGTGCAGCACGTTGCCACTCAAGCGCGAATGGAGACGCTGAAAGAGAACTCCGATGTTGTGCAGTCTGTGGAGTGGGTCAGCACGCTGGACACGAAAACGACCAGCCAGTGCCGGACGCTCGACAAGCGTCGGTTCAAGTTGACGGAGGGGCCGCGGCCGCCGATCCACATCAACTGTCGCTCGACGGTCGTTGCGGTGACCCGCTTCAGTGCCCTGTTCGCTAAGGACGCCACCCGGGCATCAATCGGCGACGGCGGTGCCCAGCAGGTAAGAGCAGACCTCAGCTACTACGACTGGCTCAAGCAGCAGCCGGCAGCGTTTCAGGACAGGGCTATCGGCCCGGTCCGGGCGAAGCTGTTCCGTGAAGGCGGTCTGAGTGTTGAGCGTTTCGCTGAGTTGCAGCTTGATCGCAACTTTGCACCTCTAACCCTTGTACAAATGCGCGCTATTGAGCCGCTAGCTTTTGAGCGGGCAGGATTGATATCGTAGCGCGCAGATGCAAACAATTAGGGATGATTCAGTGCTCAGAAATTTGCAGGCGCAGGAAATTGTAAAAATCGTTAATGCTTTCAATATGGCGATGGACAATCAAAATCAGCAAGTAGTCGTTGATTCTGCGCGCTATCTTTTGACTGGATTGGTCAATAATGCCGTAGGCCATGGAAGGCTTACTGACTACGAGCTTTTGAATATTTTCGATCTCTTTATGGTGCATTCTTTTCTTACAGATGCCGCAAATTCCGGTCCGGGGATGCTCACCTCGACAATTATCAAGGTCTACGGCATCCGCCCATATGCAACGAATGACCTTTTATTGCTTCATATGGAGCTGATTTGATATCTGAAGATATGCGAGCCCCCTTCGGCGGTTTTTTTGAGCCGCATGCAGAGCCTGCGTCCTTATCTCTATGAGACAGCGCCAAGCCGTTACGTTATCGTTGAAAAAGGGCGCGGATTTACAGTCAGTTCTTTCAATTTATTGTATCGGTAAGTCATGAGCGAAGAACGAGATATTCCAGAACCCGAGCACGATCACCTACTTGACCATGAATTCCATGATGACGACTCATGGGCTGAAGACGACGCTCAAGCAGCTTTTGACGAAGAAGACGATGATGTTGATTTCCTTGATCAGATAGATCAGGAGGAATGACCCGAAGGGTCTACATGTTTCGAATCAAGCCCTGGCATCCGCCGGGGTTTTTTTATGCACGCGATTCACTCAGGCCTCGTCAATGACGGGGCTTTTTCATATCTGCGGGCAGGGCCTGCAAATCGTCTCTGGGAGACAAGCAAATGGGTTTGAAATATCAGATGGACACTCTTGACGGACTCGATGACTCCGTTAAATCGCTCTACACCGAGAAAGAAGGCAAGTTTGTCCTTGGTATTGAAGGCCTGCCACAACCAGAAGACGTATCCGGCCTGAAATCCAAAGTCCAGGAGCTTCTGGACGAGAAGAAGGCCGCCGATAAGGCGCGCAAGGATGCTGAAGAGCAGGCCCGACTCGATCGCGAGGAAGCCGCTCGCAAGTCCGGCAACGTCGAAGAGCTCGAACGATCCTGGACTGAAAAATACAACCGCCGCGAAGCTGAGCTGAACGGCATGTTGGAGCAGGAGCGTGGAACGCTGAGCGGACAGATCCGGGATCTGACCGTTGGCCGTACCGCTACTGACATCGCGTCCGCCCTGGCAATCCCGGGCAGTGCCAAAGCCCTGTTACCGCACATCGAGCGCCGCCTTGGCGTCGAGCAGCGCGACGGGAAGCCTGTTGTGGTCGTCCTCGATCCGCAGGGCAAGCTCTCGGCGGCAACGCTGGATGAGCTGAAAGCAGAGTTCGCAAACGACACGGCGTTCGCGCCTTTGATCGCGGGTAGCAAGGCATCGGGCGGCGGGGCTGCTGGTGCTGGAGGTGGCGGCGGGGCCGCAAAAGGAAAAATCGGCGGCACCAAAGAGGAACGCACGGCCGCAATCGCGAGCCGGTTCCCGGATCTCCCTCAATCGTAAGGAATAACTCATGTCCCTGTCGCAAATGCAGGTTTTCAACGAATACATCATGCCGGCGACTCTTGAGACGCTGGATCAGTATCTCGCAGCTTTCAACGCCGCAAGCCGCGGTGCAATCGTGCTGTCCCCGGATGGCTTCACAGGCGACTTCCTTCAAGAGTCGTTCTTCCAGACCCTGGCCGCTGCCCAGCGCCGTGTGGATCGCTACAGCGCAAACGCTACTGTCGCAGCGACCGACCTGACCGAGCTGAAGAACACTTCGGTGAAAGTAGCCGGCGGCTTCGGTCCGATCCGCTACGAGCCATCGCAGATGACCTGGCTGGAGCGCCCGACCGCGCAAGGCATCGAGGTCGCGAGCCGCGCGTTTGCTGAAATCCTACTCAAGGACCAACTGAACACTGCAATCGCTGCGCTGGTTGCCGCGATCACCGCCCAGGCCGCCGCAGTCAACGACGTGTCGGCCACCGCAGGCATCACCTACGCCGGCTTGAACAACGCCCATGCAAAGTTCGGCGACGCGAGCCAGAACCTAGTCACCCAGGTGATGCAGGGCACCAGCTACCACAAATTGGTTGGCCAGAACCTGGTAAACCAGCAGCAACTGTTCCAGGCTGGCAACGTTCGCGTCGTGGACATCCTCGGCAAGATTTCCGTTGTGACGGACGCGCCGGCGCTGGTGCAGGTCGGCACCCCAAACAAGGAAATCATCCTGTCCCTGGTGCAGGGCGCGGCGCTGGTGCACGACGGTCGCGACATCATCAGCAACGTCCAGACCACCAACGGCAAGGAGCGTATCGAAACCACGCTCCAAACCGATTACACCTTCGGCCTGGGCTTGAAGGGTTACACCTGGGACACCACCACCGGTGGCAAGTCGCCGACCGACGCCGAACTGGCGACCGGTACCAACTGGGACAAGACTGCCACCAGCATCAAGCACACCGCCGGTGTGGCTCTGATCGGTGACGCCTCCAAGTAACCCCTGAATGTTGAGCCGGGCGACGTGCCCGGCTCGGCGAGGTAATGATCATGAGCCAAAAAAATATATGGTACTTGCCTGGTCCATTCCACCAGTACCAAGAAGATGTGAAGGCGCTGGCTAAGGAAAACGGTCTGCGCATTGTCGACGCGAACGCCACCGGAAGCCGCGAGGATGAGGCTGACGATGTTCCGGAAGTGACGGTTCGACAGGTTGAGTCAGCGCCGGTAATGCTAATCGACAGCCAAGACGGTCATGCGGCTGCGTTGCAGGAGCTGATCGACAAGCTGAGTGCGGAGCGTGACGGCATCGTGTTGCTGATCAACGCCGCCGAAGGCCTGTCGGAGCTGGAACATCCGGGTGCTGGCGAACTACCGATCCGCTTGTTCGATGCGCTGAAAGCCATTCACGAAGGCGTCGTCACCATCGAGGGTGAACGCGATACTCTGGCGGGCGAGGCCGAATCGCTCCGCGCTGAAATTGCACGACTCAAGGCGGCGGAGCCGGTCGACAATGCCGAGAAGATCGCAAGCCTCAAAGCGCAACTCGACGCCGCCAACGTGCAATATCGGGCAAACGCTTCGGTAGAATCGCTGGAAAAGGCGGTTGCTGATCTTCAGCAGGCGTAACAATCCGGGTGCCAGGTGTCGCGGCACCCAATCCAGAACACCACAGCGAGTTGATTTATGGCACTCATCGTCGAGGACGGCACCGGTAAGCCAGACGCCGAAAGCTACGCATCCGCCGAGGACCTGGTCCTGTACGCCGTAAAGTTTGGCGTGGTCATCCCCGCGGAAGTGCCTGCGCAAGAAGCACTGTTGCGCCGGGCCGCCTTGGCGATGGATGGCAAGATCTGGAAGGGGCGCAAGACCAGCAGCGAGCAGGCTTTATCTTGGCCGCGCCGTGGAGTTGAACTGGATTGCGAGATCAAGCCCTACAACTACCTGCCCGCGCGCATCCAGTACGGCCAGATGGCATTGGCGGCTGAGATTCATGCTGACGATATCGATCCACCAGAGAAGCGCAAAGGCGCGGTGACGCTGGAGCGTGTCGAAGGCGCGGTAACCCGCGAGTACGCGACGATCCCAAACAGCAGCGGCCGACTGTTGCCGGCAGCGCCGGATCGGCCGAGTGCCACGCAGTTTGCTGACTATCTCCAGAAGCGGGGGCTTTTCGCCGTCCGCGCATAGCTGATACGGAGCCACCATGGCCTTCTACGATGAAATGGCCGTGATGGCTCTGGATATGATCACAGAGTTCGGCCAGTCCGTGACCATCAGGAAGCTTGAGCCGGGCGAATACGATCCTGAGACGGGATCGGCTGGACCTGACACCATCACCGACCAGACTGCCCAAGGCATCCTGCTTGACTACTCCGGCCAAGAATTTCAGAACAACAGCCTGATCAAACAGGGCGATAAGAAACTCAAGATCGCTGCGCAGGGGCTCGATTGGGCGCCTGACCTGCTGAACAAAATCATCGTTCAAGGCCGTACCTGGTCAATCGTGCCTCCGCTTAAAGAGATCAACCCAGCCGGTACGCCGATTCTGTACGAATTGCAGGTGCGGTCGTGAGTCGCGCCGGCGCCGGACAATCTGGCAGCTTCGCCCTGAGCCTTGCCGAGTTCGCGGCCCAGGCAACGGAAGCCATCGACGCGAGCCTGCGCGAGATCATCATCGAAGTCGGAAGTAGCGTCATCCGCATGTCGCCCGTGGGCAACCCAGAGATATGGGCGCAGAACACGGTGGCCCGCCAGTACAACAAGGCGGTCGACGATCACAACAGCGAACTGCGCAGCGATCCCGCCAACCTGACCAAGGCGGGCCGACTCAAGCCTGGCCGAAAGCTCAACGACGGCATGGATATCGTCGCACCAGAAGGCTACGTCGGCGGGCGGTTCCGGGCCAACTGGCACCTTTCGATTGATGTCGTAGAGAACGTCACCTTCGACGAGGTGGATCCCAGTGGGGACGAGACAGTCGCCGCGCTGATCTCGGCGGTCAGCGACTTCACCGCCGGCCAGACGGCCTACCTCGTCAACAACCTGCCGTACGCGATTCCGCTCGAGTTCGGACATTCGACCCAAGCGCCCGGCGGCATGGTGCGTATCACAGTGGCTCGCTTCCAGCAGATCGTGCAGGAGGCCATCAGGAACAACCAGGTATGAGCCATAACACAATCGCTTCGATCTACGAGGCAAAGCTGATCAATTGGGCAAAAGCCTTGCCGGTACCGCTAAAGGTCGTTGTCGAGAACGAGGCCTATACGCCTGTGAACGGCGCCACCTACCTGAAGGCATTCACGCTACCGGCTGACACCGCGAGCAACACGCTCGCTGGTGACCACAAGCTGTTCACCGGAGTGTTTCAGGTCAGCATCGTGACACCGTCCGGCAAGTTCCGTGGCGCGGCAGGCTCGATAGCCGACCAGATTGCCGCTTTGTTCCCTTTGTACGAGCGAATCACGAAAGGCACGCTCACCGTGGTAACCATGACCCCGGTGGACCCAGGCCCCGGTATTCCCGACGACACCACCTACACGGTGCCGGTTTCGTTCTTGTACCGAGCCGACACCAACTGAATTAGCCCGTTGGGCAAACCCAGAACCCGTCATTGAGCGGGTTTTGTCATTTCTGCAAAGAGGAAAACCCATGAGCGTCAAGATTCCCAACGGCACCACCTTCGAAATTGCAGCAACCCTGAGCATTCCGAAGGCATTCACCGCGATCAGCAATGCCAGCCCCGCAGTGCTCACCGCTGCAGCCCACGGGCTCGCTGATGGTGACGTAATTGTCATCGACTCCGCCTGGGCAAAGCTGAATGGTCGCCCGGCGCGCGTCATCGGCTCGGATACTGACGAGTTCTCCGCCGAGGGCGTGGATACCACCAGCGTGAAGAGTTACCCAGCAGGCTCTGGTGCGGGCACTGTTCGCGAGGCCACTGGCTGGACGCAGATATCCCAAATCACCGAGCCAACCGCAAACGGCGGCGAGCAGCAGTTCCTGACTTACGGCTTCCTCGAAGACGACGATGACCGTCAGCTGCCAACGAACAAGTCGGCCAGCAGTATGACGTTGCCGGTGGCCGATGATCCCGCCCAGGCCTATGTTTCGATTGTCGAAGCAGCAGACGAGGACAAGGAACCCCGCCTGATCCGCGCAAATCTGCCGGGCGGCGCGACCATTTATTACTACGCCTATGTGTCGATCACCGCGACCCCGACACTGAGCCGTAACAACATCATGACGCGGACCATCACCTTGTCGTTCGCCTCCCGCCCAACCCGTTACAACGCCTAAGGGGTTCCCATGGCAAAGTTTTCCATCGCGCCGAAACCGACGTTCACCGTCGATGTGGCCATCCCCCAGGTGGGCGGCAAGCCGGCCATGGTCCCGTTCACGTTCAAGTATCGGGACCGCATCGCTCTGGCTGAGCTGTTCGACTCCTGGAAGGAGAAAGCTGAGGCCCTCGGCGAGCGCTTCAACGGCACCGAGCCGACCATGTCTGAGGTCACTGCTGCTGAGGTCGAGCAAGGTGTCGCGCAGATCAATGACTTGGTGGTGTCGTGGGGATTTGGCGACAAACTCAACGATGAGTCGATCACCGCATTGGTGAAAAGCTGCGTTGGCGTCTCGGACGCAGTCGTTAAGGCTTACAGCGACGCCTTCGGCAAAGCTCGCCTGGGAAACTGACCGCCGCCGCCCGTGCGCTGTATGAAGGCGATAGCTCCGCCGAGCAAATGGCGGTGTTCGGCTTCTCGCCCGAGGACTATGACGAAACGTTCGAAGTATGGCCGGATAACTGGCCATCCTTCCTCGTCATGGATGCCATGGGAACTCAATGGCGCACCGGTGCGTGCGGCGCAACAGGTCTTGATTACGGCGTGCTGCTCAGTGTGATGCGGCTCGTCGGCGTCCCGGCGAATGATCGCCCCCGCGTGTTCCAGGACATCCGGGCCATGGAGTCGGAAGCCATCGCGGTCATGGCTGAGGCACGCGATAACAGCTCGTAAAAACGGGCACTTTTTCAAGGTGAGTCGATGAACATTGCAGAACTCGGCATCAAGGTCGATTCGGCTGATGCCGCCAACGCTGCGACCGATCTCGACAAGCTGACCAAGGCTGGCGATCGCGCTGAGCAGTCCGCTGTCGGCCTGATGAAGGAGATGGAGGCGCTGGAGAAGTCTCTGTCGAAAGGCGCGACCTCCACGCAGGAGCTGGCCAAGCAGCGCGAGAGCTTGGCGAAACTCACTCAAACCGGCGCATACGGTGAAGCTGAATTCACCAAAATCAGTGCGCAGCTCGACAAGCAACAGGTCGCACTGGCCAAGTCCACCATTGACGAGCAGAAGGCTTTGAACAGCCTGCTGGGGGCAATTGACCCGGCCCGGGTGGCTATGGCCAAACTGGATGGTCAGGTTGAGCAACTGGGCAAGCATCTCGACGCTGGTCGAATCAGCCAGGACCAGTACAACAGCGCACTGAGCAAGATCGACAAGGACTACGACAAGCTCAACAAAACCGCCACCGGCTTCGACAAGTTGCGCCTCGGGACCCGCCAGGCGCAGGAAAATGTCGTTCAGCTCGGCAACGCGCTGTCGTCTGGCGATTGGGGTAGCGGTGTTCGCGCCGTTGCTCAACTGGGTGCCGGGGCAGGTGCTGGCGCCGCTGGGCTGCTGGCGATACTTGCGCCGCTGGCCTTGGCCACCGCTGCTGTCGGCACTCTTGCTGTTGCCTATTACCAAGGCAGCAAAGAGCAGGACACCTACAACAAGTCACTGATCCTCACCGGCAACTACGCCGGGGTGAGCGCTGCACAGCTCGGCGACATGGCGCGCCAAGTGAGCGCCACGGTCGGCACCACCGGGCAGGCCGCCGAGGCTTTGGCCCTGCTGGCAGGAAACGGCAAGATCGCTGGCGAGAGCTTCACCAGCATCACCCAGGCTGCTGTGTCGATGCAGGAAGCCACCGGCAAGGCAGTCAGCGAAACGGTCGCTGAGTTTTCCAAGTTGGCTGATGATCCGGTCAAAGCATCTGCCGCGCTGAATGAGCAATACCACTACCTGACGGCCTCGGTTTACTCGCAGATCGCGGCCTTGGAAGAGCAGGGCGACCACGCAGGGGCGGTCAAGCTCGCGACGGAGCAGTACGCCGACGCGATCAACGAGCGCACGCCAAAGATCCTTGAAAATTTGAGCTTCTGGGAGAAAGGCTACAACGCTGTCGCCCGGGCAGCGGACAACCTGAAGAACATCGGACGGCCCGATATCGACGCTGATATCGAGCAGGCTCGGCGCAACTTGGCGTCCGCTCAGGCTGGCGATATCGGCGCGTTTCAAAACCAGAAAGAAATGGTCGAGCTGTATAGCAACCAGCTCAACATGCTGGAGGATCAGAAGGCCGCGGCGGCTGATATTGCCAAGTGGGAAGGTGAGCAGGCGAAGGCGCAGCAAAGCGCAGTCGTAGCGATGTCCAAAGTGGACGCCATCACTAAGTCCTCGCTGACCAACGAGCAAAAGCGCGCTGAGGCAATCAAGGATTACAAGGAAAGCCTGGACGATATCCGGAAGGTCGATCCGAAAGACTCTCGGCTTGATCCGGCGGCAGTTGCCAAAAACATCGCGAACATCAACGACAAGTTCAAGGATCCGAAGGTCGCCGCTGGCAGTGTCGACACTACCGGCTTCAACAACGCGAAGAACGCCTTGGCCGAAACCCTGGCCTACTACAAAAACGCCGACAAGGAGTTGGAAGCATCCCAGCGCGCCGGCGTGATCAGCCAGGCCAGTTACACCGAGCAGCGGATCAGCCTGTTGAAGCAGCAGGCAGACGAAGTTGCCCAAGGCTACCAAGCGGAGATCGATGCGCTTGAAGCTGCCAAGGCCAAGAAGGGCACCACCGGCGCCCAGATCATTCAGATTGACCAGAAGATCGCCGACGCCCGAACCGCTATGGTCAAGGCTCAGCAAGACAGCGACAGCGAACTGGCGATCATTGCAACGAACGAAGAGGGGCGATTGCGCAAGCAGACCTTGGCGGTCAACACGTACACCAGCGCTTTGCAGCAGCAGGTCGACACGCTTCGGCAGCAGGGCCTGCGCGCAGCTTCGAGCCTCGGCCAGGGTGACCGGCAGCGGGGTCTGACTGATCAGCAGAACGGAATCGACGATCGCTTCAACCAACAGCGCCTGGAACTGGCCAACCAATATGGAGATGGCTCGCGCGGCATGAGCCTCGACGAGTACAACCAGAAGCTGGCCGCGTTGAAAACCACGCAGCAGGATTTGCACGACACCGCGCGGACCAACTACGACGATATGACGGTAGCCCAGGGCGACTGGAGCGCCGGCGCCTCTTCGGCGTGGCAGAACTACTTGGAATCGGCGCGGGATGTCGCGGGGCAGACGAAGAGTCTGTTCACCAGCGCCTTCAGCTCAATGGAGGACGCAATCGTCAACTTCGCCATGACCGGGAAGCTGTCGTTTGCCGATTTCACCAAGTCGATTCTGGCGGATATGGCTCGAATCGCGACCCGGCAGGCCAGTTCGACCTTGCTCAGCAGCCTGGTCGGGGCGGGTGCAAGTTACTTCGGCGGCGGCGCGGCTACGTCAGCAGGCTCTACTGCTGCGGGGTATAGCGGCGATCTGTCTGGCTTCACGCCGGGCAGCGTCCAAGCGAATGGTGGCGCGTGGTCTGGTGGCGTGCAGATGTTCGCCAAGGGTGCAGCGTTCACCAACTCCATCCTGAACAAGCCAACTGCGTTCGGTATGGCGGGCGGCGATATAGGCGTGGCGGGCGAGGCCGGGCCGGAGGCTATCATGCCTCTGACTCGCACCGCCGGCGGGCAACTGGGTGTTCGCGCAATCAGCGGTGGTGGGAGTGGTGGTGGCAACGTTTACAACTTCCCTGTCGCGGTATCAGTCCAGACCGCTGGCAACGGTGGTGCGGCCAGTACCGAGGACACGACGCAATTGGGCAAGGGCATTCAGCAAGCGGCAAAGGCCGAAGCCGAAACCGCAATCGCCCGAGCGCTGCAACCTGGGGGCTCGATCTGGCGACTTACGAACGGGAGGGGCTGATGGCCATCGAGACATTCATCTGGCCGACTCAGCACGGTGACTCACCCGAGATTACCTATCGGGTGCGCACCTCGAAGTTCGGCGGCGGGTACAAGCAGGAAGTAGGTGATGGGCCGAACAACAAGGAAGACTCCTACCCAGTCACCTACAGCGGCCCGCAGGCAAAAGTACTGGAGATCATGGCGTTCCTTGACCGTCACGCCGGCGCGAAAGCCTTCCTTTGGACGACGCCATTGGGTCAACTCGGCTTGTTCACCTGCAAGAACCCCGTGCCCACCCCGGTGGGCGGCGGCGTTTTCAAAATCACTGCCACGTTCGAGCGTGCATTCCATCCATAAGGGGCAACTATGCCGCTGATCAGTGACATCCAGGTGCTTGAACCTGGCAGTGAAGTGCTGCTCTTTGAATTAGACGGGACGGATTATGGTGCGGATGTTCTGCGCTTTCACGGGCACTCGATCCCGCATACACCCGCTGAACTGATCGCCGCTGGCGCCGATGACGACCAACTGCCGGCCAAAGCGATCTATTGGCAGGGCAATGAGTACAGCGCCTGGCCGATGCAGATCGACGGCATTGAGGCGAACGGCGACGGCACCGCGGTTCGGCCAACGCTGTCGGTCGGCAACGTCAACGGGCGGATCACGGCGCTCTGTCTGGCGTTCGCGGATCTACTTGAGTTCAAGCTTACGATGCGCCACACGCTGGGCACATACCTCGATGCGGAGAACTTTCCGGCCGGTAACCCAACGGCAGACCCGACACAGGAAACGATCGAGGTCTGGTACATCGACCAGAAAACGAACGAAGACGGGGAAACGGTCAGTTGGGAGCTTGCCAGTCCGGGCGACGTAGGCAACGAATCCATCGGCCGGCAGGCCACAACCCTTTGTCATTGGTGCCTGACAGGCGGCTACCGGGGGCCGAATTGCGGCTACACCGGCGGTTACGTCACGAAAGACGGCGTCATCACCGACAACCCTGAACTGGACCAATGTGACGCCACGCTTGGAAAGGGCTGCATCCCGCGCTTCGGCGAGGGTAACCCGCTGCCGTTCGGTGGCTTCCCGGCTGTATCCCTGATTGCCAGGAGCTGACCATGCGCAAGCACATCTTGAACGCGATCCAGGCGCACGCGGCCGCCGAGTACCCGAAAGAGTGCTGCGGTCTACTGCTGGCGGTCGGGCGCAAGCAACAATACTTCCCCTGCATCAATGTCTCGACCGAACCGAACGAAGAATTCCGGATTAATCCGGAACAATACGCAGCGGCCGAAGATACCGGAGAAGTGATCGGCATCGTTCACTCGCACCCTGACGCAACCAGCCGGCCGTCACCGCGTGACCTGGCCATGTGCGAGGCGACCGAGTTGCCCTGGCACATTCTCAGCTGGCCGGAGGGTGATCTGCGAACCATCGTTCCGACTGGTCAAGTGCCGTTGCTGAAGCGCCCGTTCGTACATGGTGCATGGGATTGCTGGCAGGTCTGCGCCGATTGGTACAAACGCGAGTGGGGGCTGGAGTTCGAAGCCTTCAAGCGCCCCGATGGTTGGTGGGAGAGCAAGGAAAGCACAAGCCTGTACGAGGCCAATTACGAGGCGGCCGGCTTTTATAAGGTCGACCGGCCGCAGCGCGGCGATATGATCGTGATGGAAGTAGGGCGGACGGTTCACCCGAATCACGCCGGAATCTTTCTTGGCGTCGATCCGGCGCTGCCTGCAGAGGACACGGCCACATTCGGTCCTGGCCCCTTCCTACTGCATCATCTGTACGGACGTCCGAGCGAAATCATCATATTTGGTGGCCCGTGGTCTGACAGAACACGCTTGATTCTCAGGCATAAAGAAGCGTTGGACACACTCGTGGCAAAACAGTAGCGTTCAGGTGCCAACTAATAAAAACACCAGCATCAGGGATGCCTATGTCGATCAAGCTTATGACGTTAATGATTGCAGCAACCCCACTACTGGTGAGTTGTATTTTTCTTCCGATGAGTGCCGAAGAAAAGGCGAAATACGCTGAATATCATCGTCAAACCGAGTCTCCGGCAACATACGAAGCTATGGACTGCAATGCGTTGTTAATTACGCAAACGAGCTATGAGCAGTACCCAACGCCCAGAACGGAAAAAATCCGGCAAGTGATTGGTCAGGTGGTTTCTCAGCGAGGGTGTACGGCCACGGTCGCTACCAGTCCTAAGGTTGCAACGAACGCTTCATCAGCCACGCAGACTGCTCCAAGTTCTACCCCAGCGCAGACTCCTCCCGTGGCGGTGCCGGTTCCGGCTGTCAAACCGGTTCCTGTAGGTCGGTTAGGGGCACATATAAGTCCGGTAACCCCGGCAGTCGTAAAAAACTTCGGCTTACCATCTGAAAAGGGTGTGCTGGTTTTTGGTCCAGAATCCGGAATCGACGTAGCACAAATGGAGCTACTACCAGGCGACATCATTTTGGAAATCGCTGGCAAGACGGTGAATAGTCCTTCTGATGTAACCACTATTATCAGCCGAATGTCCCCAGGTGAAAGCGCGTCACTAAAAGTTTGGCGTTATCGTACTGTCACCGACGTAAGGGTTGTAGTTTCTGATGGTGCGAATGCTGATCAACCATTGTGACTCGCTTTTTTCGTTCCCCTTCCGATGCTACATTTCCGCCTTTCCACAGGAGTGACCTGCATGAGATTGATCGTAGGAGCGCTGGCGGTAGCACTGTTGGCGGGGTGCGCGACCACGAACGACATTCGGAGTAACCCGCCCATCCTCAAGGTTTCTTCAAATAAGTCCGCAAAGCTTGTCGCCGAATGCATCCGTGATGGATGGCAAGGAACTTCGTTGATTGGCGGTAGCGTAGGAGGCGTTTTACAGACTTCCGGCGAAAAATATTCGGTGATAGCGCCTAACTCAGAATCACCTTGGCATGTCGCTGACGTAACGCCGACTCCAAAGGGGTCCATGGTTGCTTACCACTTCTTTCGAACGTGGCAGGATCCATCTTCAAACGTTACGGATGTCGTTAGAAACTGCTCCCGATAGTGACCATTTTTTCAAGCCGCCTCAGGGCGGTTTTTTATTGCCTGGAGAAAAGCATGGCGGCCACAGTTGCTCATTACACGCCCAGAACACGTGTTCACCTGACGAGGCAGCTCGCGAACAAATTCGGTGAAGTCCATCACTTGCTGCTGGATTCAGGGCAGGCGACGGAGGTCTTCAGAGCACTCAGCATCATCCTTGCTGGATTTCAGGAGGAAATAAAAAGGCTTGATCGACTTGGGATGCGCTTTGCAATTTATAGAAATGGCAAGAACGCAGGGTTGAGCGAGCTCGGCTTGTCCGGAACGAGGGTTTTGAAGATCGTTCCGGTGATCTCGGGCAGCAAGAGAGCTGGGGTGCTTCAAACAGTGGTTGGAGCCGTACTGATCGCACTTGCTTACTTCAACCCCTTCGGTGCGTTTTCAGGCCCAGCGGTATCCGCGCTGTATGCCGCAGGTATTGCTTCTACCGCCGGCGGCGTTATCCAGATGCTCAGCCCGCAAGCAAAGGGGCTCTCGCAAAGCGCATCGCCCGAAAACTCCCCGTCCTACGCCTTCGGCAGCGCCAAGAACACCACGGCCAGCGGAAACCCTGTTCCGATCTGCATCGGCGAACGCCGCTGGGGCGGGATGATCATCTCGGCCTCGATCCTGGCTGAAGACAAAGCTTAATAAGCTCGCCGCACACAGACCGCCCGCGAGGCGGTTTTTTAATGCCTGGAGGAAAGCATGGGCGCAGCTCTACAGATGGACATCAGCGGCGAGAAGGGCGGCAGTAGCAAGCCGAAGTCGCCTTCCGAAGCCAGCGACAGCCTGCGCTCGACTAACCTGGCAAAACTCCTGATCGCCGTGGGAGAGGGCGAATTCGATGAAGTTCCGACCGATTACGACATCTACCTGGACAACACGCCGATCCGTGATGCCAGCGGCAACTACAACTTCCCCAATGTGAAGTGGGACTGGCGCCCAGGTTCGGTTGATCAGACCTATATCCCAGGCATCCCGGCAGTCGAGAACGAGACGTCACTCAACATTGAGCTGCGTAGCGATTCGCCGTGGGTGCGCTCGATCACCAACACCCAGCTTTCGGCCGTACGCATGCGTCTGGCCTGGCCAGCGTTGCAACGGTCAGATGACGAGGGCAATGTTGGCGGTTACCGGATCGAGTACGCCATCGACGTGGCCACCGACGGCGGTGCCTACCAGCAGGTGCTGGTCGATGCTGTCGACGGCAAGACCACAACCCGCTACGAGCGCTCGCGCCGCATCGATCTGCCGGACGCCACTACGGGTTGGCAGATCCGCTTGCGCCGCCTGACGCCAAACCAGAACACAAACAAGATCGCCGACACCATGCTGGTGGCCGGCTATACCGAAGTCATCGACGCCAAGCTGCGCTACCCGAACACCGCGCTGCTCTATATCGAATTCGACGCCGAGCAGTTCACCAACATCCCGGCTGTCACCGTGAAGTGCAAGGCGCGGCGCTGGATGGTGCCGAGCAATTACGACCCGATCCTGCGCACGTACACCGGTACGTGGGACGGTTCGATGAAATCAGCTTGGACCAACAACCCGGCGTGGATCACTTACGGCGTTTGCACCGAAGATCGCTTCGGCCTGGGCAAGCGTATCAAGCCGTTCATGGTCGATAAGTGGGAGCTGTACCGAATCGCCCAATACTGCGACCAGTTGGTGCCGAACGGGCTCGACGGGGTTGAACCGCGCTTCCTGTGCGATATGAATCTGCAGGGTAAGGCGGATGCTTGGTCGCTGCTGCGTGATATCTCGGCAATTTACCGGGGCATGACGTACTGGGCGCAGGGCCAGCTGGTGATGCAAGCGGACATGCCGCGTGCGCAGGACTTCGACTACGTATTTACCCGGTCGAACGTGATCGACGGCAAGTTCTCCTACGGCAGCGCTTCGGCGAAAACTCGCTACACCCGGGCACTGGTCAGCTACGACAATCCGGCGAACAACTACGACACCGACGTCATTCCGTTCGCCGATCTGGATCTGCAACGCCGTTATGGCGACCGCCCGACCGAACTCAGTGCCATTGGCTGTACCCGAGCGTCCGAAGCCCAGCGCCGCGGTAAGTGGGCGATCCTCAGCAACAATCAGGACCGCACCGTCACCTTCAAGACTGGCATGGAAGGCGTGATTCCACTGCCGGGGCACATCATTCCGGTGGCGGATTCGCTGTTGGCCGGTCGCGAGGTGGGCGGCCGGATCTCGGCGGCAGCAGGTCGGGTAATTACGCTCGACCGTGACACTCAAGCCAAGGCGGGAGACCGCCTGATCATCAACCTTCCCGGCGGCCGCGCTGAGGGCCGCACCGTGCAGAGCATCAACGGCCGAGCCATCACCGTAACGGTAGCCTACGGCGAACCGCCGGTAGCGCAGTTGCAATGGGCACTCGATGCGGATGACCTCGCCATCCCGCTGTACCGGGTTCTGCGGACCAAGCGCACCACCGAAGGCGACTACGAAATCAGCGCGTTGCAGTTCGAGCCGAGCAAGTTTGCTTTCATCGACACTGGCGCACGTCTGGAAGAGCGCCCGATCAGCGTCATTCCGATCACCGTGGTTCCGGCGCCGGCGAGCGTGTCGCTGTCGTCGACTTCTTCGGTGGTACAGGGGCTGGCCGTGGCCACCATGACTATCAGTTGGCCCGCCGTAAATGGCGCAGTCGGTTATGACGTGGAATGGCGCAAGGACAGTGGCAACTGGATCAAGCTACCGCGCACCGGCATGACCACTGTGGATGTGGTTGGTATTTACGCCGGCGCCTACGTGGCCCGCGTCCGGGCGGTGAGCGCCTTCGACATCTCGTCGATCTGGCGCAACTCGATCCTGACCAATCTCAGCGGTAAACAGGGTCTGCCGCCGGCGGTGTCATACCTCACGGCCAAGCCGCTGCTGTTCGGTATCTATTTGAAATGGGGATTCCCGGCTGGCGCCGAGGACACCCAGCGCACTGAGATCTGGTACGGGCCGACCACGGACCTTGAGGCGGCGAGCAAGCTGACGGACTTGGCTTACCCGCAGAGCGACTTCTCGATGCTTGGCCTGCGGGCTGGCGTGACCTTTTACTTCTGGGCGCGCCTGGTGGACCGGATCGGCAACATCGGTCCGTGGTATCCGATTGGGATAGGTGTGCAGGGTCAGTCGAGCGCTGACGCTGCGGCGATTCTGGAAATGATCGCCGGCGAGATTGGCCGCACGGAGCTGGGGCAGGACATCCTCGACGAGATCGACAAAATCCCAGGGCTTCAGGCACAGATCGACGCGCTGGACGGACTCAAGGGTTACGACCCGGAAGCTACTTACGTTGAATACGATCTGGTGGTAGCTGGCAAGCGGATCTATCAGGCGACCGGTGACGTGCCGCTGGATACACCGCCGCCGAACCCGGCCTACTGGCTCGACGTTGGTCAGACGGTAGAGACGGCCAATGGCTTGGCGCAGCAGGTGGCGACCAACACGGCGGATATCACCGAGATCGACGGCGTGGTCACAGCCCAAGCCACTGCGTTTGAGGCGTTGCGTGCATCCTTTCGTGATGACGACGGGGAGGGCGACCTCGCCGATGCACTGAAGGGTTGGAGCAGCACGGCGGCGATCGCCACTGAAGAGAAAGTGCGGGCCTCGGAAAACCTCGCCACTGCACAGAAGGTCACCACGCTGACTGCTGCGGTTGGGGAAAACGAAGCCAACGTCACGGAGTTGCGGCAGGTGGTGGCCACCGATAGGGAAGCCACCGCCACGGCGATCACACAGTTAACCGCTACGGTGGGCGAAAACACTTCAGCCATTCAGGAAACATCTGAAGCCTTCGCTGACCTGGACGGCAACCTGAGCACGATGTGGTCGGTGAAGATGTCGGTCACTGCCAATGGGCAATATGTCGCGGCAGGCATTGGGCTTGGGATCGAGAACGTAGGCGGGGTGTTCCAAAGCCAGTTTTTGGTGGCCGCGGATCGATTCGCCATCGTTAACACCATCGCCGGCGGTGCCATTGCTGTTCCGTTCGCAGTACAGGGTGGCCAAGTGTTCATCAACTCAGCCTTCATTGCTGACGGCACCATCACCAACGCGAAGATCGGCAGCTACATCAGCTCGACCAATTACATCGCCGGCACGCAGGGTTGGATTCTCAACAAGGATGGAACGTTGGAGATCAACGGCATTGTCCCCGGTCAGGGGCGACTGGTGATCAACTCACTGAATGTCTCGGTCTACGACGCCAACAACGTGCTGCGTGTCCGACTTGGATATCTGGGGTAGCGCATGGCATATGGCATGAGGGTCTGGGGCGCCGATGGCGCGCTCCAACTCGACGAAAACTCCTTCACGATGCGGGTTGTGCTATCGACCTTGGTCACCTTCCCGACTAATGCGAAGGCCAACCAAGACTTTTCCGTGCCTGGTAGCGATGCTTCGAACTCGGTAGCAATTGTGATCCCCATCGGCCCTTACGACGAAGGCAGTGCCCGGCAGTTTGAGACAGAAATGCTGTCGGGTGCCGCGCGTGTCTACAACTACACGCGCACCTTCGACGCCAGTCTTTCCACCAGTGGGACCATGCGATTGATGGTTATAAGGTTTGCTTGATGAGTTACGGCCTGACATTCGTCAACAACAGCAACAAGGTAGTCATCGATTCCGAGTTTGCCCGGCTCAATGTTATTTGCAGCGGACGGTATGCGCCGACCCAAGAATCTGGCCTCGGCTCAACCACATACTTCCCCCGCGTTATCACCAGTGCTGAGCCTCCGCTAGTGTTCTGCCGCCCGGACACTGGGGGCTTTGCGGGGCTTACGGCCATGCAGTTACTCGGTTCAGCTGGCGCATGGGTTGGTTTTTACGTCCGGGCCTACGACGTGAACACTGCGCAACCGAACGGTCGTTACTTTGCCGCCACGTTTGGCGCGCAGCCAGTCGCCACCTATGGCATGCGCTTATGGGACGGTTCTTCAAAGTTGCTGTTTGACTCAGGAACGCCAACTGCCTTGTTCACTCGTGCATTTCAGAACTGGGTGTATGTTCGATCCGAAACGACCACCACGGGCAGCACACGAAGCTTTTACACGGTTAGCTTCAACTTTCCCGAAAACGAGTACCTACTGATCAATACCTTCGGCATGAATATGTTAACGGGATCGGCGGCGGGTCGGCTTGTGAAAACCCTTTGGGAGTTCTCTACCGGGACGCTCTATGCCGTGACAGATGGTTTCAGTAATCCCTTCGCTTTCTTCATGCCCGCCGTGTTCGCAAAGCTCGCCGTTTAATTCACCTTAATAGGAAGTTGCCATGCCTTGGTATAAAGCCGGGACGGTTTCTGTCACCCAAAATTCCAATGCCGTGATCGGTACCGGTACTGCGTTTATTGCCAATAGTCGCGTCGGTGACGCGTTTCGCGGACCGGACGGTGGTTGGTATGAGGTCAGCAATATTGCCAGCGATTCGGCGATGTCGATCTCGCCGAATTATCAGGGGCCGACCAATGCTGCTGGCGTTTATGCATTGGCCCCGATGCAGGGGTACGTGAAGGATTCAGCCGATGCGCTCCGTGCTCTGGTGAATCAGTTTGGCGAACAGCTTGCAGCGTTGACCGACACTGACGGTCTTCTGGAGGGACCGACCAACAAATACTTCACCGACGCACGGGTGCGGGGGGCGGTGCTTCAAGGGCTCGTCACCACTGATGCGGAGCCTGTAGTCGCAGCTGATACTCTTCTGACCGGCATTGGAAAGCTTCAGGCACAGGTGGCTGCTCGACTGCCCCTTGCTGGGGGGAAGATGACAGGAGCGATCAACGCTGCCACCCCCGTGCCCTTGGCTTCGGCAGCGACGGTGGATATAGGAGCTGCTGCATCCAACGTCATCACAATCAGCGGAACGACTGCGATTACAAGCCTGGGAACGATCGCGGCCGGGGCAATTCGCAAAGTCAGATTCCTGGCGCCGCTGGTGCTCACCTACAACGTGACTTCGATGATTCTGCCGACGGGCGCGAGCATCACGACAGCGGCAAACGACACAGCGGAATTCTTGAGCCTGGGTGGTGGCAATTGGTTTTGTCTCAACTACATCAAGGCCAACGGCAAGGCCTTGGCGAAAGACTTTGCTTACGACCGCGCAAACACCGTAGGCACGGTCGCGCAAGTATCCGGCGTTCCAACTAATGCTTTGATGGAAATCGGTTCTAACGCGAATGGGACATTCTGGCGATTCGCAAACGGATTGCAAATCTGCATAGGAAGTCTCATTAGCGGAGGAACAGCCTCAGTTCAAGGTTCGATCTATGTTTCTACGCCAGCCTCCGGGAGTTTCCCGATTGCCTTCGTGGCGGCGCCGGTGGTAGTTGCTAGCGGGCTATACAACGCATCAGGGATGGGGTGGGCAACCCAAGCTACCTTTCAGACAGCCGCGATATGGGGGTCTTGGGCGGTATGCTTCGGCGCATCAAACGGCAGCGCATCGACAATATATCTAATGGCAATAGGAAGGTGGTTCTGATGCGAATCAATCTATCCCCGCAGCGTCGGGACGACACTCTGGAAGTTATCAAAACCGGCGACGTCCTGACCGTCAACGGTGAAGATTTCGACCTCTCGCCAATTGGTGATGGCGACACACTGCCTGCATCAGCCATCACCTCGGAGTGGTTTTTCGATAAGGTAGATCGGATTGACGGCAAGCTTGTCTTAACTCTGATACTACCAAACCCGTTTAATTACAGTCATGAGCAGGCATTTCCGGTGCCGCTGGAAAACGTTCCAGATGGTCTTGTGGTTTTTCCCGGCCCGCTACCAGAGTCTGAACTTGAAATGGCTCCCGAGGGTGTTGAATGAACATCGATTGGTCCCAACTAATTACCAAAGCCATGAAAGACGCCGCTGATCAAGCTGAGCAACTTGCTACCGCGAGGGCCGAGTTATCTGCTCGCAACAGCAAAGCGTTGGTCCAACTTGCGCGCATTCAAGAGCGCGTCGATACGATCGGTTTCGGCATCGATATAGGCGAAGCAACTGAAGAGGACGAAGCAGAGCAGGCCGCGTTACTGATCAATCTCAAAGCGTGGAAAACCTACAAGTTCGCACTAGGTAAAGTCACCGTGCAGCCGACTTGGTACACCGCGCCCGTGTGGCCGGTTGAGCCGGCAGTGCCGGTAATCGTGGCTGATCCCCAAACGTTGAGTGCCGACCTGACCTGATGCGAAACATCAGCACAACGCAACCCGCCATCGAGCGGGTATTTTTTTGCCTGGAGAAAAGTGATGCCAGTTACCGAAAAAGACCGCGACATCCTCGCTCGAACGCTGTGGGGGGAGGCCCGAGGCGAAACGTCGGCCGGCCAAGTGGCCGTGGCCTGGACGATCCGCAATCGCGTGTTCGATGGTAAGGAGAAATCGTGGTGGGGCGAGGGCTATACCGGCGTGTGCCAGAAGCCGTACCAGTTCAGTTGCTGGAACAAGACCGACCCCAACTATCAGTTCCTGATCGGGCTGAAGCAGATCCCGTTCCGCGAACTGGCACAGTGTCGAGTCGTGGCCGACCAGGTGGTCGACGGCAAGGTGCTTGATCCAACCGGTGGCGCCACGCACTATTACGCGGTCGCCATGAAGACACCGCCGGCGTGGGCAGCGAAGGCGAAGCAGACGCTGAAGCTTGGCGGTCACGTTTTCTTCAAGGACGTGCCATGAAACCTGTCTGGCTGCGATTCCTTCCTTATATAGCTGCGGTCGCTGCGATGGCCGGCCTGCTTTTCGGCGCTTACCTCCATGGCGTGAGCGTCACAAACGCTACATGTCAGTCGGAATGGAGCGCACGCGACACACGTGACGCTCAGGCAAAGGCAACCAACGAAGCTTCCGAGCGCACCCGTGAGCAGGCCTACCAGCAATCAATCAATAAGGCGGTTCAAGATGGGCAACGCATTATCGATCAAGCGACAGCTGATGCTGCCGCTGCTCGCGCTACTGCTGACAGCGTGCGCGGGGCAGCCGACACCCTTGCCGCTCGACTCGCAGCAAGTGAAGCCAGCGACAGTTCCTGCACTGCCGCCGCAAGCAAGGCAGCTACCCGCGCGGCATTGGTGCTTGCCGACGTGCTCAAGCGCGCTGACCAGCGAGCGGGCGAACTGGCTGAAGTTGCTGACCAGGCCCGAGCTAGGGGACTAACATGTGAGCAGGCATATGAAGGGCTGCTGGGCAAGCGATAAAAGCAAAGCCCGAAGGTTCGCGGCCTCGGGCTTCTATTTTCGCCTCCATCCCTTAATGTTTGGCGAACGTGGCACCGAGAATACCAGCGCTAGTGTTTCTGCTCACTACGACAAGAGAAGTATTGCTTTGAGTTGTTTGGGCATTGCCCTGACGAGTCGCACGACCTGACGCGACGATCTCCTTCTCAGGTAAATGGGCAGTAGATCTAAAAACTCCTCCAAACTATTGGAAGTGACTTGTTTAACAAAATCGGCTAAAAGCTGACCTCCAGAACATTTGCCTGATGCAAGCTCCCTTTGAACGTTCAAGTATGGACACTGACATGACGCAGCTAGACGCATGAATCACCGGAATAATTTTGACTTACTGAGGCTCTTTGCGGCCTGTCAGGTGATGGTGACACATGCCTGTTTCTGGCTGCATCTCAATGAGGGATGGTCCGACACTTTCGCCTATCGGCTGCTGTTTTCATTTCCAGGCGTGGCGATCTTTTTTGTTGTCAGCGGTTTCCTCGTCACCGACTCCTATCTACGCTCAACCTCATCTGGTAGCTATTTCGTCAAGCGGGCGCTGCGAATCTTCCCGGCACTGTTCGTCAACATCGCCGTGATGGAGATAGCTCTATTCGCAACCGGTGGGTTGTCCATTATCGGTAATGTGGCCAAGTATCTGGGCTACCTTTCGGTTTATGTGCTGACAGGCGCTCGCGATTGGGGAATATATGCGTCCTCTTTTAACCCCTACGTCTCGACCGGTTTTTTCAAGGCTCCTACAAGCGGGGTGTTGTGGACCCTGAGCGTGGAACTGACGTTTTACTTGGTCCTGCCGTTCCTACTTGAGGCGTATCGGCGCACCAAGAGTGCTGGCGTCTTGCTGATAGCTGTTTGCGGCATCGCTTCGTGGGTCATGGCTCAACACTACAACCTGACGGAAAAGTACGACCCATTTTTCTCATTAACGATTGGCCCCAGCTTCTGGATTTTCTCATTTGGGGTACTCGCCCGCCTGTGCTGGAACCGGGTTAGCGTCGTCTTCACAAATAAGGCGGGATGGTGGCTCGCCGCGCACCTGGGCTTGGCCTGGTTGACGGCGACGGGCCCATACGCCTTTGTCTCCATCAACAACGCAGCACCTTTGGATGCGCTGCGGATTGCGGTCTTGGCCGGACTCGTCTTGTCGGCGGCCTACACCTTCCCGCGTCCGCAACTGCTGAGGGGCCAAGACCTTTCCTATGGCATCTATCTGTACCACATGCTGGTCATGCACACATTCGTCGCTATGGGCTGGGTACGGATATGGTGGCTGTGGATACTGCTTCCACTCGCCACAATTTGTATGGCGGCTGCATCATGGCTGCTGATCGAAAAGCCGGCCTTGAGGTTGAGATCGGCCTTTGTTGCGCGATCTGCCAGCCGGGATATTGGAAACGTTGGAGCCAAGCATCCCGAAGCGCCTGCCCCATGACCCCTGACGAAACGTCATTCATCCCCTAAAACCATCCAAGATGAATGTCGTTCAGTCGATCTAGCCACGTCCTCAGCGCATGCTCGACGAATTGTCGCCATCACCGATGAAGGTGACTGAGGATTGATCGCGTTGACTGCGTGCCAGGCTTACGTGCGCGAGTTGTCCCGCTGATGAGGGAATGGATCGGCGTGCGGATTTTCGCCTTTGAGAAGTCGAATCTGGGTGGATAGTTCAGTGATGTGCTTGTTATTGGCCATCAGCTCCCAGTTGGTTTTGGTCTCGATATCAGTGGCCCTGCGGTTTGCTGCGGCAGTTTCTGCTTTGGCGGTGGTGAGTTGAGCCCGAAGCGAGTCGCGTTCCTTATCAACTTCCGCGTGCATCTCGACCAGCTTGAAGATCTTCTCGCGAGCCTGGCGCAGTTGCAGGGTCAGTTCCAGCACTTCGTTTTCGTACATGCGCAATGAGTGCCGGCAGGTTTCGAGCGGTGTCGGGCTGCCGAGCCAATCGTCGGTGTCTTCTATTTCAGTTGGGTCCATCGTCGTGCCTTGCATGTACTGTTTGGATATACAGTAATCGAGGCGCGACATTTACGCGATGGTGAGGCGACGAGGAGTGGTTTTCGAGTGGCAGAACGCCGGAAAGGTGTGGGCCAATTCTTGGGCCAATTTTTCGGGGAAGGGCGGAGTTATACGCGGATTCTTCGGGATTCGGCCCTTTATTTCAAAGGCCGATTCCCCGCCTAACCCCGTGTTGACGTCATAATTAAATGTCGCGCCTGCCGTGAAAGAGGTCCTTAAATGCAAAACCCCGAAGGTTCGAGCCCCTGGGTTTCTATTTTCGCCTGCATCCGATAATGCCTGGAAACCTAGCAACGGGAATGCTAAACCCTAGTCATTATCCTTCAGACGGAGTGTCGGTTTCGATAGCCTGCTGCAGGTTTGCAAGACACTTTTTTAGTTCTGGAGTGATGCTCGGGCCTTGGCTATGTTGTCCCGCCGCAGCGTCTGCAAGCTTAACGCCACCTTGTACGACGTTAGCTGCCGTGGTTTCAGCTACCACCCGATTGTCAATTTCACTCAGAAACTCTTTTGCTCTGAGCTTTGGAATAGGCTCTTTAGCCGAGATTTCCATGCACTCTTTCAAATCATTGACGGCACCATAACCGAAGTACACGCTCAAAGCGCTGACTGCTAGGTAAACGCAATACACGCCACCAATCACCAAGCCTGCAATTCCATACTTATTCAACAGCGACTTCCTCTTTTGCTGCCCATCAGGTTCCTCAGATGGGGGATGGCTAGAAGCCAGTATTATGCAGGTCTACCGCTGTGATGCCTATACAATCCCGGCTCAAAGCCAGCATGTATTCTCTGGCTAGAGTGAATTCCGTCGCTTGCAATCAATCCGGTGCCATCATCACCGCAAGCGTCATCTTGATGAATTCTTCATTCCGGTCGATCGCTTCCAGGGCGCCACGCACGTTCTCGGCAACGTCGGCCGCGCCGCGTTGTTCGACCCAATTGGAAAGCTCCATGATGGCGGCTTCCAGAGCAAGTTGGTTCTCGTTTATTTTGAAGAGCAGGGAAGGGAGTAGATCTGAGTTCGGCATGTGTTTTTCCTCCGTGGATTGAGGAAGCGTAGCACCGCATTCAAAGGATATTTGACGGTCGGCAGAACGCCGTGGGAAGGGAGACTACTGTAGGAATATACAACGCTAAGTTATTGATTCTTATAAGGTGATGCAGCGAATTTTTACCCCTCTAAAACAACCTGATTTTCCTTGTATATCAGTCGCTTGCGCGGGTTTCGGGGTCACCTTGACATGGTGGGGGTCGTTGGTTCGAGTCCAATCGCGCCTACCAAACAAAATCCGCTCTGCTGGGCGGTCTAGAAGGGCTCACCGAAAGGTGGGCCCTTTTTTGTTGTCTGCGATTTGCAAAACTTTTGCA